CCACATAAATGTGAGCCACACATAAATGGCAAGGGTTAGTAAATAATGGTTGTGCCCCGGAGAATATGCTTCGGGGCTTTTAATTGGAAAGCATGGAATATAAGACAATAATTAAAGGGAACGCTCCTTCTAAGGCTAATTGTTACAAGATAGTATCAATCAACGGGCACGGATGCCTAGCCAAAACTTCTGCATTGAAAAAGTATGAGGAATCCTTTATTTGGCAGGCAGGGAAGTTGAGGGATTTGAATATTAACGAACCGTTTGAGTTCTACATTGATGTGTACTACCCAAGTAAACGCAGTGATCTTGATAATGTATTAAAACTACAACTGGATGTACTCCAGCGAATCAAATGTATTAAGAATGATAACAATTGTTGCCTTATTCATGCACGCAAGTTTGTAGACAAGGAAAATCCACGTGTGGAGATAATGATTAAAACTTTGGATTAAAAAATAAGATTTTCATTTGGTATTTTGAAATTTGAGTGTATCTTTGCGGTGCAAGTACGCCAAACCTGCATTAACATATTTATTTGGAATGGGCTTTTTTATGTCCATTAGATACTTATACCATAAAGATATAAGGCTATTGTTCTCTCGTGGATACTCATTCCAATAATGTGTATCAGGTTTGGCGACTTGGAGAGGCGATAGCCTTTCTTTTTTTAATAACTCAAATTTCATTCACAGAATGCCAAACCTGATGAAATTGAGCAGCAATCGAAGTATAGTAAATTGTAGACTCACGTCTGCACACGACACGTGCATCTTATCATTATCTTCTTCAACCGAAGAAATCAAACGTTATTTCAAAACTATTCTGGCTATTTCCAAAATGGAAATAACCTATCCTGTAAACCTTGATAGTTGCTGGATGTTGTGCTATTCAGCAAAAGACAAGGCTGTACGAGCTTTAAAAGAAAATTTCATAGAAGGCGTTGATTATCAGCCGCTCGCCCAAAATGGTGAGCGAACGAGAGGCGGGCAAAATAAGATTGACTACTACCTCTCCGTCTCCTGCCTTGAATACTTCATCGCCCGCAAGGTTCGTCCTGTATTCGATGTGTATCGTGAAGTATTCCACAAGACAGCCGAAGTGCTGCCGAAAGTAGCCAAATCAAGCGCAGCAGACAAACGAAGAATAGCAGCACTTGAAAAAGAGCTTGAACGAACAAGGGAGGCTCTCCGCTGGACTAGAATAATCGAGCGACAGGAAGTAGAGCTAAAGTGTTCATGTTTCCATTATCTCGTTAAAACGAAACAGTACGATAAATGGGAAGAATATAGAAGAACGGGAATAATCAAAAGATAACAGCCATGATTGAAATATTAATCGTGTTTGGTAGCCTATATGTGGGCTACCTCACTTTCCGCAAAAAGGGAGAGAAGCTATTTTATTAAGTAAAATCTAAAATCAAATAATATGAATGAAATTAAAATCTTTCAGAATGAGCAATTCGGTCAGATCAGAATTGTTGTAAATGAAAACAATGAACCTTTGTTTTGTTTGGCAGATGTTGCAAAAGTCCTTGGATATAGCAGACCTGCCGATGCTGTAAATCAACACTGTAAAGGGGTCGTTATTTTACCGACCCCCACAAATGGCGGTGTACAAGACATAAAGTACGGCAAGGAAAGCGAGGTCTATCGTCTGACTATGAAATCTAAATTGCCGGATGCCGAAAAGTTCCAAGATTGGGTTTGCGAAGAAGTATTACCTTCAATCCGCAAGCATGGCGGTTATATTACAGCCCAGCAGAATGATACTCCCGAAGAAATTATGGCACGTGCGTTGATTGTAGCACAAGAAACACTGAAACGAAAAGAGCAGCGCCTTATCGAAGCAGAAAGTAAAATTCAACAAGATGCTCCTAAAGTTCTTTTTGCTGATGCGGTCTCGACTTCCCAACGTTCTTGTTTGATCGCTGAATTAGCGAAGATACTACAGCAGAACGGTGTGAATATCGGTCAAAATCGTTTGTTCTCATGGATGCGTGATAATGGCTATCTCTGCCAAAAAGGCGACTACTACAATCAACCGACACAGAAATCCATGAAATTAGGGCTTTTTGAATTGAAGAAAACATCAATCACTAAGCCGGATGGTTCGGTGTTGGTTACCACCACAACGAAGGTTACGGGAAAAGGGCAAATCTATTTTGTGAATAAGTTTCTAGGGAAAGATGCCGCATAAATCAACAGGGCTACTTATCGGTAGCCCTAAGTGACTTTAATCATGAAAAAGAAATCCGACAAGCATATTATCCGCCCGGACACCTGTGCAAAATGCAACAACGGGCAAATAATTCCAACCGAGAAAGGCAATCCACGAGTAGTTTATTGTAGTTTCTTTAACCGTCGGTTTGTTGCCGACAGCAAAAGAAACTGTATTCATGCGTATTAATATGAAATCAATAAAAGAAGTAATCAAGGAGATAGAACACATTCCGAAATGTCCGAGAAGTGGGGATATTAACCTTTATTATATCATAAACTTAATAAGAGAAGATATGAAATAATGTCGAATGTAAAAACTGGATTTCTTTATTATAATTCCGATACTGACCGGTTCAAAGATATACGGATTAAAAGACTGAAAAAAGATTTAGGTTGTGACGGATTTGCCGTGTATGAATACTTATTGAACGAAATCTACCGAGTACAAGGCTGTTTCCTTGCGTGGGACGAAAGTACTGCCTTTGACGTAGCCGAATACTGGGGATTGAAAGAAAGTAAGGTGAATGAAATAGTACGTTACTGTTGTGCTGTGGGGCTTTTTGATAAAGCACTGCTCTCTAATGGGAATATACTGACTTCACCATCTATTCAATCAAGATACGTAGAGATGTGTATTCGTGCAAAACGCAAGGAAATCAAAATTCCGGAAGAATACAACATAATTCCGGAAGAATGTAGAATTATTCTGGAAGAATACCTAAAAAAACAGGAAGTTTGCCGCAATAGTATTAAAGTATATATAAAGAAACCTCCTAAAGGAGGTAAAGAAATTGATTTGAATCCAATCATTTTAGATAAGCCTATACAGGAATGCTATGAAGAATTATCTTCTAATAGCTCCTGGATAGAAAGTGTTGTGATGAACAAAAGGGCTTCCGGACATTTGGAACTGAATTTGGAAAGCTTTCAGGAATATCTTAAACTATTTTTTGATAAACTCCAAAATGAAGGCGAAACACATAAAAGCCCTAAAGACGGAATGGCTCATTTTTCCAGATGGCTGGATATTGAGTTGAACAAGCCAAAGCCTGATATGTACAAGATGGAAAACGAAGAATTATTAGCTTCTTTATCCGACAGGAATGGAAGCTATTATAAGTTTCTTACCTACATTCAGAATTATGCACCGTATTGTTTTTCCAATATGCGAATGCCTTCTGAAAAAGAAGCGTTAATCATACGGGACAAATATGGGGATGTAGCTTTTAAAAAAGCGCTTCGTACTCTTGAAGGAAGGGTTGATATTCGTTCTAAGTGGGATGTTTTCTATTATGCTATTTTGAAACAATTTGAATACATGAACAATGGAAATTAACGTGCAATTACGTGATGAGGATGCCGAAAAGCTAGTCCTTGGCACTATAATGATAAACCGTGATGCTTTTGAAGAAGTGAGGGAGATGTTGAGCAAAGAATGCTTCTATAACTCCTTTCATCAGGAAATTTATAAGGCAATTATTCAGGTCGCATCTTCTGGTGACAGACCGGATATGATTACGGTAAAGAATAAGCTGGTTGCTAACGGTATTAAATTTGAGCCATATCTGTTTGTAAGCATAGCTTCTAACCAAACGTTTGATTTGGGACAGTATGCCGCTCGTCTCCATGACCTTGCCATCAGACGGAAATTTTATGAGATTGGGCAATATCTTGTTTCAAACTCATATACTGAATCAGAGGATATATTGGATGTAACCAATACTGTTTCTGACCAACTATCTTCTCTTTTCAAATCAAGCAGCAGCGTAATATCAACTATAAACGAAGGGCTTGAGAGTGTATATCACATGATAAACGAGAATTTGAATGGCGGAAAGCCTTTGACCGGCACTCCTACCGGATTTGAGAAGATAGACAACAAATCGGGAGGACTTCAAAAATCGGACTTGATAATCATTGCCGGTGAGACTAGCCAGGGGAAAACGAGCCTAGCGGTATCTATCATGCGAAATGCGGCATCTTTAGGCGCCAAGGTAGCCATGTATTCGATGGAGATGAAAAAAGAGCAAATAACGGCTCGTATTCTTTCCATGGAAAGCGGAGTGCCAGCAAATGAGATCATGTATTCCCGTTTGACAGAATCCCAGTTGCAATCTGTAGACAAGGGAATCGGGAAAATATCAGGAAAGGGTATTTATTTCGATGATCGTAGCACCTCCAATATTGACACTATTCTTTCATCTATCCGGTATATGAAACTTAAATTCGGAATAGATGGCGCTATTGTTGACTACCTGCAGATTCTTAACGTAAACATGAAGGGAGCCAACAAGGAGCAACAAATGGGAGATGTGGCAAGGCGATTGAAGAATCTTGCTAAGGAGTTAGACATTTGGATTATTGCTTTATCTCAATAAAACAGGGACAATATGAATCCGGTTCCGTCTTTAGCAAGATTACGGGATAGCGGTCAGATAGCAGAAGCTGCAGATGTGGTCATGTTGGTTTACCGTCCGGAAGTGAAAGGTAAGTCATATCCGGGAGATTTTTCCCACGTAGATACAAGAGGTACGGCAATGATAGATATTGCGAAAGGTCGAAATATTGGTTTGCTGAAATTTATTTGCGGCTTCAATGCTTGTACTACATGTTTTTATGAGTTGGATAATATCCCCATTTCAAGTGGAATGGTAAGCAATGAAGAAGATTCTCCAGCTTTTTAACGTCATCGAATTAAAAGGATCTTCACGAAGATGATACTTCAAGGTTATCCGGTAATCTGTAACGGTATTCATTACAACGGAAGACATCTGAAACTTATATGCAAACGTTGCTCGTTGTACACTAAAGTAAAGCAGCCATCAAAAAGTTCATGGCGCATAAGTGGAATCGATAAATGTATAATAAATCATGTTAGTAGGAACAACAAATCTTAATACGACTCTCAACTTAACCTATGTGTTGACAGATGTTGTAGAAACCCTTCTCTATGATTTGAGAAGTGAAATGGGGAAGCAAGGCTATGAGTTGCGCCACGATGCGAAACGCAATTTCAACACAGCTATAGCTTCTATTCGTAAATTGAAACAGGACGTTGACAAAACCCAGTTCTCCACACAGGAGAACTTTGGAAACGACTCCGATTGCCTTCTTGCGTTTATCAGATTGTTGGTAGACCGGTGCGGAGACGATGATAAGAAGATGTTCGAGTTTTATAATTACATCAAGCGGTTCCCTTCACAGCTTGGGTTGGAGCTGGCTGATGAGAAGAGTGTGTTTGCGCATATATTTGATAATTGATATTCATAACGATATAGAAATGAGTGAATTATATATACCCATAGAACGCCCTACAAGGAATTTGGTAAATGGCAGGTTCCTGAAAGGTCACACCCCTCATAACAAAGGTAAGAAGTTGAAATTCCATTCAAGATGGAGTAAACGTAGATGCTTAAAGAATTTGGAAAAAGGACGTAGCATGCCTCACAAAACTGGTGGTGGTACTAACAAGAAGGCGGTTGTAGCAATTAAAGATGGAAAGTTAGTCGGTAGGTATGATTCGGTAATATCTGCCGGTGAAAAGCTGAATATTACTGCTTCTCACATCAGTGATGTCTGTCTAAAAAAGAAAGGGCATAAAACGGTGAGAGGTTATAAGATGTATTTTGAAAGTGATAATGATTGGTTGGCAGAAATAGACTATAAACGATGACGAGTCAGGATGTTATTAGAATCTTCGACCTCGAAGATATTAATGACCTTCCCAGTGCCATAATGGGCTTATTGGAAGGAAATTTAGAGCGAAGAGATGAGGTTTATTGTGAACTTATCCGGTTGAACGAAAATGACATGTCTTACGACTGGTTTCAGAAGTTATACGAGTTTGAATTGGCAGAGAGTAAGCAGAAAGGTCAGTTTTTCACTCCTAAATCTCTTGGTATTCTTTGTTCGGCATTAACCGGTCAGAGTGGGCATGTACATGAGCCGACAGCAGGAAATGGTTCTATGATAATTGCCGACTGGCAGCAGCGTCGTAACAAAGTTGCTCCGTGGGATTATTTTCCATCTCAGAATATGGTGACATGTTGGGACCTGTCTGCAAGGTCGATTCCCATCCTGCTTCTCAACTTGTCTATTCGTGGAATTATGGGATATGTTTATCATGGAGATGCGCTCACTATGGAAGTAAAGCAAAAGTATATCCTACTCAACCGGAAAGACGATCCGCTTGCTTTTTCAGAGATTATCAAAGCCAATATTAACGATGTAATAAAACAAAAATCATGAAACTGGATGATGTGTATAAGGAATGGATTCATGTAAAGGCAAGACAGGTGAAGCTCAGTTCATTGTCTACTTATCAATTGATATATCTAAGAAAGCTGGCTCCTGCGTTCGGAGATATGGAGATAGAACAGTTGAATAAGAAAATCATTGTTCCATTTTTAAATGACCTGATGGATACGGCAGGATTGTCCGTGAAATCTTGCAACGACATACTTATAGTTTTGAAGATGCTGATTCGATTCGCTGATGAAGATCTGGACCTTGAGGTACATAACATTACATGGAAGATGATATGGCCGAGCAAGAACAAGATAGCCGCTCAAAAACTGGAACGTTATTCTCCGGCTGAATATAAGAAGATAGTGGATTACGCTTTGGAGAACCCGTCTCCTCGGAATCTTGGGATTTTGCTGACGATATGTTCCGGTATGCGTGTAGGTGAGGTATGTGCCTTGCAATGGGAAGATATAGACCTTACAAACAAAACCATACATGTATGCAAGACTTTGCAACGTGTATATGTGCCGGATAATGAAGGGGTATTTGGTAAGGCAAGAACCCATATCGAGATTGGTACTCCCAAAACTTCAAACTCCGATAGATACATTCCCATTTTAAAGAATATTCTTCCTATGGTCAAGAAGTTTGCTGCCGTATGTAATCCCAACTACTATGTATGCACTTGCGATGAACACTATACGGAGCCACGGACGTTACGCAATTATTATAAGGAGTTTATACTTGAAAAGGTAAAACTGGACCATTGTATCAAGTATCATGGGCTTAGGCACACTTTCGCTACAACTCTTATTGAGAATAAAATTGATGTCAAAACTGTGTCGACCATCCTTGGGCATTCAGACGTGAGCACCACGTTAAACATATATGTGCACCCGTCCAATGAGGCCAAGACTGATGCTGTTAATTTAGGATTAAGGAGAATTTTTAAATAATTCAAATCGATATAGAAATGAAAATAAGATTAGCAGAAAAGATTCTTTATGTTACTTCTGTATTCGGGAATTGGGACAGTAATTATCAGCCCTATTCCGTTCCACAACAACAAAAGGCTTTGAAAACTTTGAAAATTCCGATGGATATTAGAGAAGCGATGTTGGAATATGGAGTATATGGAAAGATTCCGGTTGAATACAGGAAGTATAATCCGATTGAGGTAGCGGAAATCATGCTTAATAAAAATATGAATCCTGCCTCTGTAAAAGAGTTCCGCAGGTGTATGAAGCAGATTTTAGGCAAATAATTCAAATTGATATAGCAATGAATAAAAAGGAGCAGCAAGCAATCGACTTTCTTTGTAGCATGGAATGCGATTTACCCTTAAATCTCGGCTTTTCCGGTGGTAAAGATAGCGTTGTTATTCTTGACCTTGCAGAACGGGCAGGCATTAAGTATAATGCCATCTACGCCAACACCACAGTAGACCCGCCGGGAACAATTAGCTTTATAAAGAAGAACTATTCACAAGTGCAAATTATGCACCCGGAAAAATCTTTCTTCAAACTGATTGAGGAGAAAGGCTTTCCGTCCCGCTTGCGTAGGTTCTGCTGTGAAGTATTAAAAGAACGTTATGGAATTGGCAAACGTAGTATTGAAGGAATGAGAGCCACTGAAAGCCGGAAACGGAAAGATTACGAGCCGGAACAATGCGATACACGTAAGTGGATGAAAGGTGCAAAGCATATTCTTCCTATTCTTACGTGGACGGAAGAAGATGTCTGGAATTACATTCGTAAGCGCGGTTTGCCCTATTCAAAGTATTACGATGCTCCATACAATTTGAACCGTCATGGGTGTGTTGGTTGTCCTCTTTGCAATTTTAAGCAGATGCAATTAGAGTTTAAGATATTTCCCGGCTATGCCAAAAGAATGATAGTAGCTATTGAAAGATATATGAACACTCACCCAAATGGTTTCCTTTCCCGCAATTTTGCGGATGGCTACGAAGCTTTCTATTACTACATTAACGAAATACCTATTGCGGAATTTCACGAGCAAAAGAAAGGTTTATTCGGTTTCAGTGCAAAGGAGATTATTCAAAGAGAAATTTTAAATCAATTAGAGTAAAACAGAACAGATATGAGCAAATTAGTAAAAGATATACAGACTAATCCAAAACCGATGTTTTACGCATGTGTTTTGGAAGGATTGCGAAAAATAGCTTTGAAGTGCGGGTATGCACTTGCAGTTCATGGAACATGTGCATCTGATCTCGACTTAATAGCTGTACGATGGAGCGATAACTACGAGTCACCTACCTATTTAATGGAACAGTTCGTGCAGGAGTTAACTCATTATAGCTTCTGTGAGATGGATACTATTGAATTAACATGCCCGGAAAGAAGATATAAGAATCAGATACATTATTCTATCCCGATTATCGGTGATTGGTATGTGGATTTGACTGTTATAGATTGCGTTTAACTAATAACAAGGATAGAAAGGAGCAAAATAATGCCAATAAGTGAAGTGTATAATATGGACTGTATGGAATACATGAAGGGTATTCCTGATAAATTATTTGATTTAGCTATTGTTGACCCGCCTTATGGGATTAACGCTCCCAATATGACAATGGGAAGCAACATGAACCGTAAACATGGTGGGTATAATGGCGAAAGCATAGCACAACGATTGAAGAAGGGAAGATTAAACCAAGGTGCGGGAAAGTTGAAAAACAGGGTATTGAATACAATGTCATGTGATTGGGATTTCACCCCGCCTACTGATGAATACTTTCAGGAATTGTTCAGGGTAAGCAAAAATCAGATTATATGGGGTGGAAATTATTTCCGGTTACCCCCGACCCGTGGAATTATTTTTTGGGATAAAATGCAACCGTGGGAAAATTTCTCCCAGTTCGAACTAGCATGGACATCCTTTGACAAACCTGCAGCAATGATTCGGTTATCCAATACTGGCGGTGCCAACAAAGAAACAAAAATCCATCCGACACAAAAGCCTAAAGCCTTGTATCACTGGATTTACAAGAAATATGCCAATCCGAAAGATAAAATACTCGATACTCATTTGGGAAGTGGCAGTAACCGGATTGTTGCATTTAAAATGGGATTTGACTTCTATGCTACCGAAATAGATGTGGAATATTTCAAATCACAGGAAAAAAGATTTCGTCATGAATGTCTTGGTGAAATAGAAACAGAGAAAGGAACTTTAGTACAAACAAGCCTGTTTGGTATATAATATTCATAAAAATTTATCCTTTAAAATAGAAAGGGAGAACCAGCGAGCACGACCAAGCTTAATTCTCCCCAAATCTTACACGATTATGATGCAAATATACTATTTACTTTTTAAATAATAGAACAAAAAAGAATGAAAGAACTAGAAATTGCCGCCCAATAAGAATTAATGCATAGCTATTCATCTTCTACCGTAATTATTAGCACATACGGAGAATCTGCGAGAATAGAAAAATGTGAATCGTTCTTTTTCAGCCAAGAAGCAATAATTAATATGTTTCGAAAAGGTGCAGAATGGCAGGCAAAGCAATCAATTGAGATCCTTTCCTCTGTTTTAGAAAAATGGGTACATGGTGGTGATGCAGATTGCATCATTGCGGAGTTTGAAGAAAAATTAAACAATAAATAGTATGATATTAAAAGATATAGTAAGTCTATTGGCTAACCGGATAAACCAACCTCGTGTAATAGAGGGTTATTTACGAAAAGTGTATGCAAAAGGTTATGAGGCTGGAGCCAAGCAATCCCCGTGGATAAGCGTGAAAGAACGATTGCCGGAAGAAAAACAACGTGTTTTAGTTGTCCGTAATAGTGGATTAATTTGTGAATCTTGTTGCAATTTAAGAAACAAGAGCTGGCTTATATATGGATTTGGATATGTATATGATGTCGTCGTATGGATGCCTATCCCCTCTTTCGATGAGATACTAGAAGCCAACAAGGATGTATTAGAACGGATTAAAGAGAAAGGAGATTGATATATGATTGAACGAATAAAAGTAGCTTGGTACGCACTCACTAAAAAGGAGTATGCGTTCTTTTCAATCCAAAGACACGAAATCGGAAACAATGGAGGTAAGTGTATTATATCTAGTAATGCAACCCCTATTTTTTTAGAGACAATCATCGCTTTTACAAAGAATTATATGGATAAAAAAGGAGATTGAATATGGAAATAAAGAACGGAATAATAATAGACGGAGTGCTGCATGAAATAGCGTCAATAAGAGAAAAACATCCGTGTGACAATTGCAGTTTGCAAGAAAAATGCGATAAAATAGTCTTATGTACATTAATTGCTGGAAGGCATAATTCTGATGAACGTTTTGTTAATCGTGGCAAAGTTACAGATATTAAGATAGATAAGGAGGAATAACTATGGGATTTACAACACCGTGCTTTATACGCAAAAATACACCGGAACTTCGGAAGAAGTTGGAGGAGTTGGGATATTATTTGCATCCTGAATGTATAGACGATGATAGAGGGAATTATCTATTTGTAAATAGAGAATATTACTTAAACAGGCCTTTAGGTTATTTGGAAGAGTTTTCTCGTTCTATTGATTGCGGAACCAACGAAGAGCTTTTCTTGGCTATTGCTGCATTAAGGGATGATACATCAAATAATCAATATTGGATATTTGATGAAGATTTCTACAAATGGAAGAAAGGTGATTTTATCATTGGGAGATTTGGAAGATGTTCATGCTATTGTCATGTGGCTACCGTAGAAGAGCTAATCGAACATTTTAAAGAAAAGGAAGAATAGCAATGATAAAAAAGAAACATATCCTAGATTGGTATATTGAAAATACATCTTCTGACGAGAAAGAATATGATAATGGCTGTTTAGCTGCGTTTGTAATAGTGGCTATTATTTTTGTGGGATTGGCAATTGGAATGTGTTTAATTGAGTAAAACAGTGAAAATGGAAGATAAATTTATAACGATAGACACTTTGAATATGTTATTGCAAAAAGGCTTTAACTATTATCATTTCCCAACACAGTCCATCGCCCAAAAGTGGCTACGTGAAACCAAGAACCTACATATTTCCATCATTAGAAACGATTGCGGCTATGGCTATGATATATGCAAAGCTGATAATGGCACTCATATAACCGATGGAATATTTAAAGGTCCTAACGATGGTGGTCAGTGGGACACCTATGAAGAAGCATTGGAAGTTGGAATACAAGAAGCATTAAAACTTATATAATCATGAAGAAAATAATGTTCTCGGATAAATTTGGCTTAACCCAAGCCGTATTGGAATGTCGGAAGACTATGACGAGAAGAATAATCAAATGCCCTAGAACTTTTAAAGGAGAATGGGTCGCAGGATTCAATATACACAGAAGTCCTTCTGATAAAGAGATAGTTGGCTTTCCTTGTATGTACGATGCAGATGAAAGGGAGTTTGATATGGGCGAGATATTGCCGAAATATGAACTTGGAGAAGTTGTTGCCATTGCGCAAAGTTATATGGATGTTGACCGATTTCATAGAAAAGGGAAAAATGCAGCTTACTTAGAATACTTGGATTCTATATTGCCTGAACTGAAATTACATCCCGGTTGGACTAATAAAATGTTTGTGAAAGCCGACCTAATGCCCCGCCATATTGAATTTACAGATCGTAAGGTTGAACGCTTACAGGACATTAGCGATGAAGATTGCTTGAAAGAAGGGATATATGAAGATTCGGGTGATGATGAGTTTCCGCCATCTATATTTTATGAGTTTGAGGGAAACAAAGACGATGGATTTGATACTCCACGTGAAGCCTTTGCCGCCCTCATAGATAAAGTTTCTGGCAAAGGTACATGGGAAAGCAATCCGTTTGTATTTGCTTACGAATTTAAATTAGTTGATTAAAGGAGAAATAGCCATACCAACAAATGAAGTTATGAACCGAGAAGAATACAGGCAACTATGCAGGCATTACAGCCCATACAGCGGTCAATGCTATAAAAAATCAATTATTACGGGAGTTGCCAACAATGTGCATATAAATATGTCATGTGATGGTAAATGTGCCCGTATGAGTAATTATGATAAGAAAAATACAGTAGTAATTGAACGCTACGAGGAAGCTGACAAGATAAGCAAGTGTATTGAGATTGAATTCGATAATTTTAAAAGAAGAGTGGAAAAGTGATTTATTCCTGAAAATGATATAAGTTTATAATTTGTTTGGCATTTTGAGAATTTGAGTTATCTTTGCGGTGAACACGCCAAGTTCATGTATTTAGACATAATTTGTAGTAGCTATTTTTGTGGCTATGCATTGCGTTTATATTGCAAAGATATAGGGGCTATCACTCACATGGGTTACTACAATTATGTAATAACTTGGACTTGGCGGTTCGTGAGGCGATAGCCTTTCTTATTTTTAATAACTCAAATTTCATAACATGCCAAGTCCTATGAAATTAGAGAAGAAGCGAAGCGCAGTAACTTCTACATCTACGTCCGCACCACGAAAGCGTATATCTTATCGTAAATTTGAAATAGAGAAGAATGCCAAGAATGAGGCTTACTTCTTTATATTGTCCCACAATCTTCTCAACGAGTTTGCAGAGTTCTGCAACAATTATCATCCCGACGATCCACATAAGGATTGTATGGAGTTCCTATTATCTGATATTTAAAGCATAAACTATGAACAATTTAATACTAAGTAATAAAAAGACTATGAGTTCTCTTGAAATAGCAGAACTTGCAGGTAGAAATCATAAAGACGTTATGCGTTCCATCCGTGATATGGAACCTGCATGGGAAAAAATTAACGGGCGTAATTTTGCGCTCGTTGAATATCGTGATTCGAAAGGTGAAATGAGACCATGCTATGAACTTGACTATAAAGAATGTATGTATGTCGCAGCAAAATTTAATGATGAAACAAGGGCAAAGTTAGTTCTTCGTTGGGATGCCTTAGAAACAGGTAAAGCTACCCCTGCATATCAAGTCCCTTCGTCTTTTAGTGAAGCCCTAATGTTAGCGGCACAACAGCAGCTTCAAATTGAAGAGCAGCAAAAGCAAATATCCTGTATGAGCACAGAGATTGTCGAGATGAAGAAGAAAACCGATTATCTTGAAATTATATTATCCAGTAGAGGAACGGTTGTAACAACACAGATAGCGCAAGATTACGGTATGAGCGCAAAGGCATTCAATCGCCTTTTGGCAGATAAAGGAATACAACGAAAGGTAAATGGGCAATGGATTCTATATGCTCCTTATATGTCAAGTGGATATGTGCACAGCAAATCGGTGAACATCACACACAAAGATGGTCGGCCTGACGTTAAAATGAATACGGAATGGACACAGCGAGGACGTTTATTTATCTATGAGACGCTGAAGAAGTGTGATATACTTCCTTTGATTGAACGAAGTATTATTAATAGTGCAAGTTAAATCAAGCTGATTCCCCAAATGTCTTTTTGATGTTTGGGGAAGTTTTTTAAATGTAAATCAGATTATGGACCAAGAAATAGACAACAACCTACTGGCTGACTGCTTTGAATCAGCCATGAGAGAGAAATTCCTAGAAAAAGACTGGGAGATTAAATTATGGGCTTATTCCCTGTATAATGCGAATATGTGGGGGAGGAGTGTAAAGTAATAAACAGGAATTATTAACTTTGTGCTACATGTCAAGTGGCATGTAGCTAATCAGACGAAAAGACCATGAAGCTATCAGTTAAACAGGAAAATTTTTGCAATTACTATATTGAGTGTGGAAATGCGTCCGAGGCTTATAGGCGTGCATATTCTTGCTCAAAGATGAAAGAAAAACAAATTTGGGAAGAATCATCTAAACTATTAAATAACCCAAAGGTTTCCCAAAGGATAAAAGAGCTTCAAGAAGAGCTAAAGAAGAAATCAGACATTACAAAAGAAGAAGTATTGAAGATGCTAAGAAGCTTTATGTATGCTGATATACGCAATTTCCTTACCATAAAGGACGGCAATGTTACTTTCAAAGATAGTGAAGACTGGACTGACGAAATGGCAATGCAAGTCGAAAGCGTGAAACAGGGGAAAGAGGGGATTGAAATAAAACTGAATGGGCGTACATGGACTATCCAACGACTTTGCAAAATGCTTGGTTTTGATTCTCCGCAAGACGTCAATGTGAACATGATATCTCCTATGACTAAAGAGGAAGCCAAACGAATAATAGAAGACTTATGATGGGGGAAGGGTATGATTATATACGGGCGTTTTGCCTATCAGGGACGTTAAACTATACGAGATATTTCTTTAAAGTAAGATTCGGTCGCAAATTTGTAGTAAATGACCATCATGTAAAGATATGCCAGGCTCTTGATGATGTGATTGATGGGAAAATAAAAAAGCTGATAATAAATATAGCTCCCAGATATTCAAAAACGGAATTAGTGGTTAAAAACTTTATTTCATATGGTCTTGCAGTCAATCCTTCTGCCAAATTCCTTCATTTATCTTATTCAGATGATCTGGCCAATGATAATTCAGAAGAGGTAAGAGATATAGTTAAGTCGGAAGAATATAAGCGTGTATTCCCTTATGTAGACATAAAGAAAACAAGCGATGCAAAAAAGAAGTGGTATACAACAGAAGGCGGGGGAATGTACGCAACAGCTTCTGGGGGACAAGTCACAGGTTTTGGTGCTGGTGCAGTCGATGATGAAAACGATCTATCCAAAGAATTAGAAGAGTTCAAACCGTCATCTAAATTTGCAGGTGCATTGATTATTGACGACCCGGTTAAACCTGAAGATGCAATATCGGACACTCCAAGAGAAAAGGTAAACCAACGGTTTGAAACAACTATAAGAAACCGTGTAAACTCACGGAATACCCCTATTATAATCATTATGCAAAGACTTCATGAGCATGATCTTTGCGGGTATTTGATGGAAACAGAGCCGGGAGAATGGACCGTCTTATCTCTTCCGGCAATAATATATGAAAATGGCAAGGAGAAAGCTTTATGGGAGTTTAAACATACCATCGAAGAGTTGCATAGGATGCAGAGGGTGAATAGCTATGTTTTTGAAACCCAATATATGCAGAATCCAACTCCTATGGAAGGATTAATGTATGGAAAGTTTAAGACTTATGAGGCTATTCCGATAACCAATAGAGCAATAAGGAAAAACTATACAGATACAGCCGATACCGGAAGCGATTATTTATGTTCTATTGATTATATCGATACAGAGATAGGGAATTTCATTCTTGATGTCCTTTTTACACAAAAGGAGATGGAATTTACCGAACCGGAAACTGCTAAAATGCTCACTAAAGACCAAATATCCAAGGCAAATATAGAAAGCAATAATGGAGGAAGGGGATTTGCCCGGAATGTAGAGAAACAAATGCGGATGATTGGCAACTCCAAGACTCAAGTAAGCTGGTTTCATCAGTCAAAAAACAAAGAGGTTCGGATCTTTACCAGATCTTCCGAGGTGATGAACCTTACTTATTTCCCTGCTGATTGGGAAAGAAGGTGGCCGGAATTTGCGTCTCAACTGAAAACATACAGGAAAAGGGGGAAAAACGCTCACGATGACGCATGCGACGCTCTTACAGGAACTGTGGAGATGAGAGGTGAGGTAGATATTCTGTACTACAAGAAAGAGGAAATAGGGGTAAATAATCAAATTTTTGTTGAAATACACCCTAATATAAACGGATTGTTTATAATGGTTTCTTATTGCGTTGTTGGCGGAAAGATATTCATGATTGACTGCTTGTTCTCCGATTCGCTAATATCTGTTGACCAACTTATTAATAAAACAGACGGGAATGTACAAATGGAGATTCCCGTAGAAATGAAACATTACGCAGACGATTATAGGAAGCTTATAGATCATGATTTGTGGGTAAGAGAAGAATCAACAGATAAGAAAACTATGATTGAATCGTATAAATCGATTATTAAAACAATCTACTTCCCGGAATCCGATGATTCATTTTCTGCATTAATCGCTAACATGTCTGATTATGATGGTATTAACAGCTTTGAAGGCATGTATGTATTATCTTGCGTGTGCGCTCGTGCAAAATCTTCAAAAGTGATATAATTACGAATAATAATTATCTATTTTTATTTGGACTAAATAGAAATTATTTCTATATTTGCGGTGAGGATAACAATCCCTTCGTGTGAAGATGCACGGAACCTATAATTTTTATACTATCGGATTTTTCGTTAGTATTTTTGTCCGTAAAGACCTCTTCATTTCGTAGGGAATGGTTATCTCAAATCAGATAATCATTCTTTTTATGTCTAAATTAGGAAATTGGTTTCAAAAAAAAATTAATATATCTGTTCCCTCAATGAGAGAGACAGTAAAAGCTATTGAAAAGGATTCTAATGGGAATTTCTTGTATCTTACCAATTTCTTCTCGCCATCTGGTCACATCAAAAATGATTATAATCTAACCTTGGATAAGGATAAAGCAGATTCTCTTCTTGTATGCACCCCATTCTCTACTGTTATAAATAAAATAGGTTCTCTTTTTGCGAATGGGAGAATATATGTCACAGACAAGGATGGGAATGAGAAAGAGGAATATAATGATATTAGAAAATTACTATCGCGTCCTAACCCACTTCAAACAAGAGCTGGATTCTTTAAAGAGATTGAGATGTCTCTTAAGCTTTTCGGATATTGTCCCATTTTCACTGTAAGAGCAGCAAAAAACTCATCTCCACTCGCAATGTATGTCATACCTGCACAGATATTTCACATGGTTTCTTCCGGGAAACTATTTCGCCAGTATGATATAGAAGATATTGTTTCTAGAGTTTATCTTGAATGGAATGGTTTGCAAGAAGAATTATCCGACGAAGATTATTTTGTAATTTATGATAGTTCTGCAAAAGTTAATGGCTCTAATCAGGATATAGAATTCTCTTCGGTTACAGACTCCCTTTCTATGCCAATTAATAACTGGATTGCAGCAATGGCAGCCAGTTATCAGTTAATTGTAAATGGTGGTCCCAAAGGTATTATTTATTCTGATTATACCGATAAGATGGGTAATCAGGCTATGACACCAGAGGAAAAAGAAATATTGGAATCTAAACTAAAAGAAAAATATGGTATTCTCAATAAATTTCCTATCCTGACGTCAAAGATAAAACTTGGATGGATTCCCTTAAATTATGATGCGTCCCAGCTTAAACTTCACGAAGAGGATAAGCGGTGTAGCAGAAAGATATGCAATGCGATAGGTATTGATTATAGTTTATTTGATGAATCTAAATATGACAACAAAAGCATAGCGGAAAAGTCCGCTTACCAAGGTCTTATTATTCCTGATTCAGAAAAAGTGTCAGAGGCTTTGACAGACGCAATTTGTCCCAAAGGTGTTTTTATAAAGTTGGATTATACTCATATTGATTGCCTTCAGAAAGACAAGTCCGCATCTTCTTCCGCTTTTCAGAAAATGGCTTCTTCTTTAATTCAATTAGTTGAAAAAGGTCAGATAACTCTTGATGAATCCAGGAATGAGCTGGCAAAGTTTATAGATATCGATCCTGATAATCCAAAAGGTGAATTAAAAACTAATAACTCTATTGAAAATGGACAAAACTAATAAATATAGCGGAAGAATGGGGATGCAGTATAAGACATTCTCTATTTATGCAAAAGAAGTAAACTACGACAATGAAAGCCGTACCATTAGCGGATATGCCGCCATTTTTGGGAACAAGGACAAAGCGGGTGATATTCTGATAAAAGGATGTTTTTCCAAGAGCATCCAGGACAGAGGGCCGGAAAGCCCGGCTAACGATAAGATAATTATGCTTTGGATGCATAATATGAATGAGCCTATAGGCCGGATTGCAGTATTAAATGAAGATGAAAAAGGACTTTATTTCGAAGCAAAAATAGATGAAGTCCCGAGGGGAGAACAGGCAATAAAACAGCTCGAATCCGGAACTTTAAACCAATTCTCAATCGGATATCAGTATGTGTGGGAGAATTGCGAATACGATGCGGAAAAAGACGCTTTCATAGTGAAAGAGGTAAAGCTTTATGAAATATCGGTAGTCTCTATCGGTTGCAATGGGGAAACAGAATATTTGGGGCTAAAATCCATAGAGGATGTCGAAAAAGCTTATGAAGAACTAAATACCGAAATATCAGAAGTGTGTTCAGGAATGCCTGCATCCAAACAGCAAAAGATACAAAGAATTATATCAAAAGCAATGTCACTTGCGTCATTCAGGCCGGAGATTCGGAAAGAGCCTACACCTGAAGGAGAGGAAGCCGACATGCACGGCAATAAGGTAAAATCAATGTTTGAAAATTTAAAATTAAAGTAAGTATGGGAAAAGAAGTGAAAAAGGTTGAGTTTAAGGATTTCCTTGATACTAAAGGATTGTCCGAAGACGAATCTAAGGTTTTTGAAGTGTTTTCCAAGGGGTTGGATGACTACATGGAGGCTCTTTTCGACCAGTTTGTTAAAGACGAGATTGATTCTAAGTCTATGAAAGAGTCAATTGAAAATGCAACTAAGGCTATCGATGAACTGAAAAACGAGGTGAAAGGATTTGCTGACAGCAAATCTATCAACGAACGCTTGAAATCATTTGAAGAAACAATCGTCCGGATCAAAGCTGCGACCGAAAAAACAAAGGGAGGCGATATTAGATTTAAGTCTCTTGGAGAACAAATTGCTGATGCCTGCAAAGGTTTTGTAACCGAGATTAACGGAGTCAAAACGATTGATGTTGAAGCTCTAAAGAAAAAGGGCGGAGTTAAATTTGATGTCGTAGTGAAATCATCTGCTCCTGTAATGACTACAGGAGGAAGTCCTGTTGCCGGTGGAATTACAATTGACGATCAAATCAGTGTAGCCCCTCGTAAACGTGCTTCTATCCGTGACGTGGCTAATGTAGCAAGTATTTCTACTCCGTCTGTAGTATATGCTGAATTGAAAGATGTTACCGGTGATGCCGCATGGGTTCCCGAAGGAGGTTTAAAACCTTCAATGACAGCATCTGTGGAGACTGTTACCGTTTCTGCCGGAAAGGTAGCTTTGACAGCCAAGGTTACAACCGAAGTCTTACAAGATATTCCGCAATTGGAAAGAGAAATTGAAGCCGAGATTATCAATAAGATTGGCTTGAAAGAAGAAGATGGAATATTCAATGGAACAGGTTCCGGTGGCCAGATAAAAGGAGTTGGTGATTCAATTCCGGCATTCTCTCTAACGGGAATCGAAGTGTCCAAGTCCCCTAATATGTATGATGCGATTGTGGCCGCTTATACTCAAATTGTAAGTGTAAGCAATATGGCTTATTCTCCGAATGCCATTCGTATGAATCCGGTGGATTATGCTAATATGCAGCTCACAAAGAACGACAATGGTGATTATATCCGCCCATTTAAAATTGGGGATGAATTGATTACGGGACTTCGGGTTATCCAAGATCCGAACGAAAAGCTAGGATCTTTCCAGATGGGAGACTTTCGTTATCTATTTATCCGTGATTATGTTGTCCTTTCCATGAGCATTGGTTGGGAGAATGATGATTTCACCAAAAACTTGGTGACTATCTTGGGTGAAAAGAGAATGCTTGCTTATATCAAGTCTCAATATAAGACAGCATTCGTGTCTGACACATTTAAAAATGTGATTACTGCGATAACCAAAAGTGCTTAACGTGTTAAAATGTAAAATATGAAAAGAAGCAGTATTAATAAAGCAAAAAGCGACAACTCTTATAATATGGACTTGTCGGAAGTGTACAAAGTTACATTCCAAAAGGATTTCGGTGCATTTAAGTCGGGGGATGAAACCCACGTCTCTCTTCCGATTGCGATGAAATGGGTAAAGATGGGTGTAGTTTCAGAAACTTCTGAAATAACTTCTGCGGCCGATAAGGCTGGATGCTCTGACCTTTTGAAAAAAGATAAGAAGAAAGGAGAATAAACAATGATTATTGACGGCTCATATTTTACAGGATTGCTAAGTCTCGGTATAATCTGGGATATAGACGATGATTCAATCACAAGAAAAGCAGAACGGGATAATCTCCAATCGTATATCGATTTATACGAGCGAAAGTTCCTCCGAATGGTCTTGGGGAAAAGTATGAGCCGTGAATTCATTGAATATCTTCTATCAGGCAAAAATGATGTCGATAAATGGGAAAAGTTGAAAGAAAAGCTTTCTCGTAAAGGATATAGCCCAATTGCTAATTATGTGTATTTTCACTATGTTAGGCGGTGTGGGGTAGTACAAACTCCGGTAGGGACTGTATATGCCTCTGATGACAAAAAGGCGGATCCAAATCCTCTTTTGATTTCTGCTTGGAATAATATGGTGCAGATGAATGAAGATTTGTATGATTTCCTGGAATCAGATAAGGAATATGACGGCTTTGTTTTTAACACAACTATGCTTGAACTCATAAATGGACTAGGAATATGAAATCAATAAACGACATATTCAGAGATATTGTAGATAATACTGCGAAAATATATGGTAGTAATGTTTCCTATATGTTTGGAGATTGGGAATATATTGCCGGGCAGTTAACAGAATGGAGTCAGTCGCATGAGACGAGTAAACTAAAGTTTCCTATTATATGCCTGTATTCTCCGTATATCGAGGATCGTACATCTAAGATCCCAAACGCCAGTCTTGAATTTATTATCATGGTAGATACTCGGAAGGAGTATCTTAATGAAGAAAGGGAAAGGGTGTCGTTCATCAATGTTCTACGACCTGTTTATGATGCTTTCATAAAAAGCATACTTTCATCTCCGGACATTGTTAATGAATATAACGGTGTAATTCCTCATTTATATACAGAAAACTACCGATATGGAAGAAAGGGAGTGGAAGCTGACGGTAAACCATTTAGAGATTTCATCGATGCTATCGAGATAAAGAATTTGAATATTAAAATTAAAAATATTAAGTGCTATGGCAACAGAATTTAGAGAATGTGCCGGTATGGCTCAATTTAATACCGGTACTTCAAAATGTTTGCTTGATCCGGGAAAAGTAAAGGCTATTATTCTTACGATGCATGGTTATAAGCTTCCCGCAAATGCTACGGCGGAATTGCTTGAGGCGGCTTGTCATGATGACCGTCCGAATCGTATCTTCCCGATCAAGACAATTATTGAATATGCACCTTCCGGTGGGGAAGCCAACAAAGCGGCAGTCGGATATGGTCCTAACAAGATTACATCGTATTCCGCAAAGGATGATGTTTGGACAGTGGATGAATATGATGCCAGTCTGAAAGCGAATATCATGGCAGCCAAAGGTGTTGCTTTTGATGCGTACTTCGTAGATGAAAACAATGTAGTGTACGGAATGAATGACGGCACCGATATTCTTGCTGGTATTCCTCTTTCCGGTGTTTATCCGGGCGGACAAGACTGGGATTCATCCGGTACGGAGGCTAACCTTACTATTGGGACGATGTTCAAGGATTACGAAAAATACGTGAAGCACGCAGATTATCGTGTATACAAGTTCGATGTTGTGGAAGCCTTGAAAGGACTTGTGTATGTTGAACTCGTAAAACTCGACACAGGAGAAAACAATTATAAACTAAGAGAGCATTTTGGTGGTCTTGATGTTACCTCTTTCTTCGGTGCGGCATTGGCGGAAGGTGCATCTGCTTGCTTTGATGGAGAGGTGTCCGCTGTCAAATTTGAAAATGGAAATTTGGTTATCACGGCAACCGGCACTCCTTCCTTGAAGTCCCCTAAAGTTTTGCAGGAAAACGGTGTGGTTGGTATTGAACAGTGGGTATCATGAAAGTCGAGGGAATCAATTTTGTAGATGAAGAGGTACGGAAGATGAAGAAAAAGGAGTTCATTGCGAAACACAAGGTCTTTTTTTCTGACCGTACGGATTCTGAAAAAGAAAATATCCTCTCTGACATCTACGACAAGATTGTCGGTATCAGAACTCCTTCAGAGGGTATTATTTAAGTGGTTTGTTTTCAAGAGGGGAGGGCATTTGCCTTCCCTTTTATCTTATAATTTGCGTATGGCTACAATAAAAGAAGCATTGGATAATGTGACAGCTTTTGTTAATGGGTTTGAAGGAGAGGTTCAACACACTATGGATTCAAACAAATCTCTTGTTAGGGAATTTGTGACAGAGCAGTTGTATTCAGGTGTAAATGGGAATGATAAACCATTGCGACCTACTTATTTGAACGATCCTTGGTTTGCTACTGATGAAGCCGGAAAGTGGAAGAACAATGCGAAGGGGTACGCTAAGATGAAGAAGAGAATAACAAAGCCTACTCCCTCTTTCCAGGGGTATCCGGCTAGGGATATTTATACTCCCAACCTCATTATAACAGGGGAATTTTATGATTCTATACGTGTCTCTTCGTCCTCAAAGGGGTTGAAGATAGAAACTAGAGGAAGCGACATAGGACCGGATATAGAAAGGAAGTATGGAAGTGCCATATTGGGAGTAGGAGTGAAGTCCCGTGAATACTTCCTCGAATATGTGCTTAACCCGGCGCTTAAGAATTACTTTTCAAAATTTGGCGTATTATGAGTTGCTGGTGTCAAGGTAATAAACGGCTTGCTTATATAGAGAAAATGCGGGAAATCGCAAAGAAGGCGGCTAAAATGGAGAAATCGGTGTATGTCCTATTCAAAAAAGAGGATGGCAGTATTTGGTATGCAAAAGAGGGAGAAGATTACAAAGGTGTTTTCGTCGAATATATATATCCGTAATACGAAGAATAGGACAATATTCAGGGTGTGCGGTTAGAAAAATTACGGGGGTTATACAAAAAACATAGGAAAAATAGAACAATAAAATACCGTCGAAAGAAAAATAAAATAATTGTTTGCCAAATAATAAAAACTTGCTATATTTGTAGTGCGATACAGCTTGGGGAAGCGCATATAAGATATTAAGTATTTCCATAGAGTTGGGAATATATAAACAGTGCCGAAAGATCCTCAAGCGTTCGGCACTGTTTTTTTATATTCCTGTGTGTGAAAGGACACACTACGAAAATTGTATGAATGATATTCAGATTTTCAAAAATGAAGCTTTCGGTGAAGTTCGTGTAGCCGGAACAAGTGAAGAACCATTATTCTGCTTGGCAGATATATGTAAGGTGGTTGAATTGACAAATCCTTCATCAATTAAATCAAGATTAGAAAAGGAAGATGTGCAAATGATTGATTTACACGACCTAAACCCGGATATGGAGATTGTAGGTAACTCAATGGCTACATTTGTGAATGAATCAGGGCTGTATGATACGCTTTTACTAAGCAGTAGCAATAAGGTTAGACCTTATAAAAGATGGATTATACACGAAGTATTACCTTCTATCCGCAAGCATGGCATATACGCTACCGACAATGTTATTGACCAGATATTGAATAACCCGGATTTCGGAATCGAGCTTCTCACTAAGCTAAAAGAAGAACGGTCGGCACGTATTGAAGCGGAAAAACAAGTAGCAGTACTAACTCATGTCAATAAAACCTATACATGTACGGAAGTTGCTAAAGAATTAGGGCTTAAATCGGCAATTGAACTCAATAACCGTTTAAAAGAACTTGGCGTACAATACAAAGTTAATCAGACATGGGTACCATACACTAAATACTCTACGCTTGGTTGGTTTGATATAAAGCAAGAGGTTGCTGACAACGGACATATTATCTACCATAGAAAGATTACCGGAATTGGTAGACAGGGCATCATCAATCTGTTGGCAATGTAAATCATAAAGAAAGGGCAGCTTTAAAAGCTACCCTTTCCTGTTGATTGGCGTCAACTAATGTGCCGGAACCGAAGCCCCCTGACAAAATCTATTATAATGCTTCTATTTTGGTTTCTTCTTTTAATCCTAAGTATTCATTATCATCTTTTAGCCCTGTAAGCCCAAACGGGGTTTTGCGTTCATGCAGACATTTTTCAGTCAAATCATTAACAAGGCTGATAATATGTATAAGTGTCTCGATTGTACACTTATTGTCATCATACACATAATCATCTGCGTTGAGAATATCCTTAATCAAGTTCAGCAACCCAGATGATAAGCCGAACATTCCGGCATGGTCTAAAATCTCTTTACCGAACTTTGCCAGTTCGCAAACTTGGTCTGCATTCAGACCTTCAAACTTTTCTCTAATTTCTGAAAATTCCATAGTGGTATATTTTTATTAGTGTGATTCGTGTGATTCGTTTTATTTTTCGATATAGTTGTGGCTGTCCGGCATTGAAACGGACTGCTGTAAATGTGTGATGTGTGTTATACTATCTTGGCTAGCTTCCCGTCTGAAGGATTTCCGCCAAACAGGTGGTTTAGATAAGCCAACCCCTTTTGGGTAACCAGCACTTTGGTTACGACAAACCCCGGATGGTTGTTGCGTTCGATGAACTTCTCCTTCATCTCGAAGTATCCGGCATCAATAAACCTCTGTTTGGGCTCGTTGCGGTTGGCGAAGAATACGCCCGCTTTCCTTAGCTTGTCGAATAGGGTATTTCGTCCAAAACCAAGCTTTAGAATCTTGGCGGACATTCCTATGTCTACTTTGTCGTCGGTGGCGAATGCAGCGTCGGCAAAGTCCGCCTTTGGTTGGAGTTTGGCGTTCTTCTCTTCCAGTTGCTTCTTCTCCTGTGCCAGCCGTTGCTTTTCCTCTTCTGATGATACAAGGGCTTTCAGGGCTTCGAGGTAGGTTTGCGGAGTTTGAGGTTTGCGCTTTTCCAGTTCGAGTTGTTCCCATCTGTCGATGATCTTCTCACGGAGTACTGCGTCGTAGCCGGAGGCGAGGATCAGGCAGCCTTTCTTGGTGAGTTCGAAACAGGGGAGTTCTTTATATCCTCCTCTTGGCTGTGGTTGCTTGTAGGATGACAATCCAAAATTGGATTGTGATACTCCTTGCGCTAAAAGAGAACGAATATCACGCATAATATGTGCGTGCTGTTTTCCTGTGAGTTCCGCAATTTCAAGCGAACTCATTCTATCCGTATCGTGGATTAACGTCGCCATCAAACTACTATTATTCGTTCGATGATGATTGTCGATATTGTTGAACATAACAATAAATAAAAAAGGTATATTGCCTTTCCCGCTGTTCAACACATATCGACTATGCTGTGGTTCCATTACAGTTCCACACGGGGGTACAATATACCTCAATATTTTAAATACAAGCATAAAAAATGCCCGCATGATTAATGCAAGCTCCGCCCGCACAGTCGATTTATATATGTTGAACGCCGCAAACATACAAACTATTTTTGAAAAAAGCAAGAAAAAACAACTTTTTTGCTTTCTAGGTAAAGATATATGCTGATTTATTTGCATTTATGAACAGTTGTCAGTTATTTTGTCATATTGTATAACATAAAAACACGCAATTATGGGGCAGATTATACTATTAGTTATCCTAGTTTTAATACTTTTCTTTTTTGTATGTAGAGAAGTATTATGTCGGTATTGGAAAATAAATGAGCGTATAAAAAATCAGCAAGAAATCATAAGACTTTTAAAAAAGATAGCTAATGAGGAAAGTAGGCCGGAACTTCCTAGCGATAATAAATTGAAGAAAAACTTTTCTAATCTATTTTCTTCTATAAAATTTATGATAACAGGTAAATATTAACCGATAGCAAAAACACACAGTTATGAAGGTAATGTTATATTTCTTAATTCTCTTTTTTATTATTTCTTGTACACCTTTGAATAATAAAAAAGGAGACATAAATTATATTACTAAAAACGGAGAACTGCTAGTTTCTGTTTTCAAGAAAGATTTTAAGAATAATAGAGGAAGCTATCATGTTTGGACGAAAGATGCCAAAAAAAACAAAGAACAAGTTGATTCTATTAGGGAAGAACTAGGACTTTTATCTGATTATACCATATATTTATATAGCGATAGTACTTTGGATGAAGGGCATTATTATGCATATTGCCTAGATTATTTCAAAATGAATCCTATTCAAAAATTTCATAATGAATATTCAAATGAAATTTATATAGAAGATAAAGATACAATAGCTTTTTTATCATCAGAACCAAACGGCGTGTATAATCTATATACTAGCAGGAAATTAACTTCTAAAGATATCAGTTTTATAAAAAATGCTGTTGGATCGTTAAAACTATATGATATAAATACTGCATTTTTGTATGAGGAAAAGACTAATAATCCAGGTGAAGAATTCTATGGATCATATAACGGACGTGTCGTAAGTATAAAGTCTTCTCCAAATGAAAAAATAGAATCAATTATAAAGGATTTGAATGAAGGAATAAAAATAAATTCTATAGCTAGTATTATCTTGTTTCAAGACCAAATAAAGAAGGGAGAAAAGCTTCTTTCTGAATGTGATGATAAATCTATGTGTGATAAGCTTCGGAAGGCATTGTCAGCCTTTCAAAAAAAGCATTTCCCTTTAGCTCGTAAGATGTATTATAACAACGCAAAAGAAAAGTTATGGGAAAAGAACATAGAGGTAAAACTAAGTGGAAGAGACATAACATTTGAAGGCTATATGTTTGCAGATAACGGTACTATAAAAGCGACTTATGAGGAAATCCGAAAAGAATTGGAGGACCTTAGATTTAAAACGGTTGGTTTTAGGTGGTATGAAGGGGGAGATAGAACCTACTGGAAGTTGAATGTGAAAAATGATGGAGAAATATAAATATATGGATATAATTGCTATAATAGGTGTTGTTATTGCTATAATAACTTTCATCTATCAATTCCATCGTAAGCCTAAAGAAAAGTTTTCTCATTTGAAAATACAATTTAAGGCTACTCAAAGGTTGTCTCTGCAAGTTCAAGCGGAATTGAGGGAATTTATAGAAAAATATAACGCAGGAAACCAGTTTTTAATGCCGGGAATAACTTATCAAGCTTATTTGGCGCAAATGGAAAGATCTTTTAATGAAAACTTATCTGATAGGTTATTGGAAGAGGTGGAGTCCCTCAAGCCTTCAGATAATACTATTGATTCAATGCTTAAAAGCTTGGAAACGCAATTTGAAGCATTATTGCAAATAGATGCCCAAATGCGTACTATATTGAATTTTCCTAACCAAATAACACAATAAAATCATGAAAACATCAAACCAACAAAATGAAATTGCCGTTCATTGTGGTAAAAATACGGACAGTATGGAAAAATTAGAGAAAATCTGTAAGGAAGAAGCTGAAAAACTAGTGAGCACACTGGAACTTGCTGAAGGAGATGCAGTATCCGTTCCTTTCTGGACATCGGGTCCCGACTTTCCCGAACTTATCTGTGTGGGAAAATTCAAAAGGGATGAAAGCGGTAAGGTTGTCTACGAATTGGATTTCTCGGAGTCAACATTGTAACCCATTCCCGCCCTTCGCAAGAGGGGCGGTTTTTGTATCTAATTACTTCTCTTTTCCTTCTTTATTAACTCATTTCTGGCTAAAAATGTTAAATAATTAATCTAGTAACAAAAATGTTACTGTTTTATTTGGTAGGTAGTAACAAAAACGTTACTTTTGCATTGTCAAACGGAAAAGAGATCTTTGATAGTATTAATTTAAAATCTTTAGCAATATGAAATTTAGTGAACTGTACAAGATGCTAGAGGAAAACGGATGGGAGAAGAAGAAAGGGAAAAAACATATTAAGTATGTTCATCCTGATTACCCAACGCCCATTCCAGTCGGAAGACACCCTGGCAAAGAGGTTCCTACGGGAACTTTGGAAAAGATTCTAAAGGATTCAGGGCTGAAATAAGCCCTGCTCTTTTAGAGCGTATAATTCCGATTCATATTGCAGCAAGTAGAGTGAAATAATGAAATGTACGTTGATTTAATTAAAAAATTAAATGACTCTATCCAAATGTTTGAACTAATTATCTACTTGCTCGTACATTTCTTTTTTTGATAAACTAACTAATAAAATATGTAATTATGGCTAAAAAGGTTATTAAGGCTGTTATTGAACAAGCTTCTGACGGAGGATACGGTATATACTGTCCTGAATTGGAAGGTGTATCACTGTTTGGATATGGCTTGACCGAATCGGAAGCCAAAGAAGATCTGCGAGACAACTTGGAAATGTTTGTTGATGAGTGTGAAGATGAAAATGTTATTAAATCTTTGAACAAAGGTGATATTAAATTTGATTATCAATATGACATTTCAGGTTTCTTTAAAACTTATAATATCTTTAATGTCAGTGAACTTGCTAAGAAAATAGGTATTAATCCTTCTTTGATGAGAAGATATAAGCAAGGAATAACAATGGCATCTAAAGACCAAAAGAAGAAAATAGAAAAAGAAATACATATCTTAGCAAAAGAATTGAGTACAGTTCAATTTTGATTAAGCATTATCAAGATCTTTTGTTTGACGACATTCTGTACTGGATACCTCGAAAGAGGTGCTTTGGAAAGCCCGATTATATTCGGGCTTTTTTGTTTTAATATAGCTGTTATTAGTGTTCTTCTTCTATCTGATAGCCAGCTAGAAGTTAGTGTTATTGGTGAGAGAAAAGACGGTGCTGAAACTGTTAATAATTAACATTGTGAGGTTAGTGATGGTTAAATAACCATTGAAAATACTCAATTTAGTGATCGTTTGTTGGGTGTTTGATGTTGTTGTTGTATATTTGTGCAGTCAGGAAATACGAATAATCACCTAAAGCACATAAAATTCAATAAATATAGGATATAATTCTATATTTGATAAGTAAAACCAAAAACAAAAAGTCTAGTATGGCACGTCCTATTCAAAACACTCCTACAATTAAAGGAGAAGATGCCAAAAGATTCAGAAAAAGTCTTTTGGAATCTCTGACAAAGAAACTTACGCCTGAAGAAAAGGATGCTAAGAAAAAAGAGATTAAAGAGATGGAAGAAAATTACAATTTATTGGTATCAATTTCAGGTGGAACATTCTATTGATTTTTGGGATTTACTGAAAAATGGAAAAGTTACAGTAACCCAATTAAACAAAGACTATAATTTTAAATCGTTCGATTGCGGGAATACCGATTTGAACGATTTTTTATTTAACGATTCAAAGATATATCTAAAACATCTCCGTTATACTATGACTTTATTAGAAACGGATAGTAAGATTATTGCTTATTACAGTTTAGCAAATGACTTATTAAGTGTTTCTGACCGTCAAGATTTTGCAGATGAGATGCAAGATTGCAAAAATAAGATAGATTTTGATTTTTGGGAAAGATTTTTAAATCAAAAGATGTACCCTGCTGCCAAAATCGGAAGACTTGCTGTAGATAAAGATTTTCAAGATCAGGGTATTGGCACATTTCTTATAAAATCACTAGTTCAAAGTTTTATAAGGAAGAACAAGACTGGTTGCCAATTTATCACGGTTGACGCTATTAATGACAATAGTCAAAGAGCTATTAGATTTTACGAAAATAATGGGTTCAAATATCTAACAGTGGGAGATGTGAATAAAGAATCTAGGCAAATGTACAAATCATTATTAGAATATATAGAAGCGGAGTAACCTCCGCTTTTCTTTTGCCGTTTTATCTTATCTTTATTGATTCTAAATAGCTTGTAAAATTCACCAATTCTTTTTATATTTGTGCGGAAACTGTGTCAAGTGGCATGGTACTTAATTCGCACGTTATATGGCTAATGAATTAAAAATTACAGATGTAGTCGATCAGAAGGCAATCACCCAGTTACAGAATCTTAAAAAAGAGATTGACGAATCCTACAATTCCTACAAAAATTTCATTGAATTATTAGCTAAAGGTATGCAGGATAAACCTGCGTCATTTCAGGATTTATCCAATAAGTCAGCTAATTATAACAAAGTCTTGAATGAGCTTATTACTACCCAAAATAAGCTGGCTGATTTACAGAAAGAGCATGAAGCAGTTCTTAAAAAATTGGGAGAGCAAGGTAAACAGAATGTTTCCATTATACTTCAAGAAGCTAAAGCTAATCAACTAAATGCTGATGCAGAATTAAAGGTTCAAAAAGCAGAAACGGAAAGATTAAAACAGCAAAAGCTGATTAATCAGGAACGGAAGAAAACCAAATATACTATTGAAGAAGCAAATGAAGCTCTTAATCAAGAGATAAAAACCATGAGGCAAGCGGAAGAACAAAATAAGATTCTTCGTAATGCTAGAAAAGATCTTGATTTAACTACTAAAGAAGGGGAAACAACGGTTAATCGTTTTAATTCAGTAATAGATAGAAATACTGCATTTTTAAAGAGAAACTCTGATGAATTGGTTCAAGCTAAGATGAATGTCGGGCGTTATAAGCAAGATATTGAATCTGCAGCTTCTTCAATCCTAAAAGGAAATGTTTCTCTAAAAAACATGGGTGATCTAGCTAAAAGTACTGGAGGATTATTAAAATCTAGTATGGGGGTTGGGCTAGCCGAAGTTAAAATAGGGGTTGGCACTATGATAAAAGGGATGATAGGAGCGCAAGCTGTAATATCCGGATTCCAAAAATTGATAGGACTTTTCAAATCAGGAGTTCAATCCATTGTTGATTTTGAAGCTGCTAATAGCAAACTTGCTGCTATACTTGGTACAACATCAAACAATATTAAAGATTTAACCTTGGATGCTCAAAGATTAGGATCGGCTACAAAATATACTGCATCAGAAGCAACTAATTTGCAAATAGAATTAGCCAAACTCGGATTCTCAAGGAAGGAAATCCTCCAGTCAACAGAAGGAATATTGAAATTTGCTCAAGCAACGGGATCCGATTTACCGGAAGCTGCGGCTTTAGCGGGAGCGGCATTAAGAATGTTTGGTGCAGAAACATCTGAAACTGAACGTTATGTATCGGCAATGGCAGTTGCTACAACAAAAAGCGCATTGTCCTTCTCTTATTTACAAACCGCCATGCCTATTGTTGGTCCGGTTGCCAAAGCATTTAATTTTCAGATAGAAGATACTTTGGCTTTGTTGGGGAAGCTAGCAGATGCAGGATTTGATGCTTCTATGTCTGCGACTGCAACTAGAAATATTTTGTTGAACCTAGCGGATGGAAGTGGTAAATTAGCAAAAGCTTTAGGAGGCCCGGTAAATACATTGCCAGAATTAGTTGCTGGTTTGAAAAAATTGAAAGAGCAAGGCGTTGACTTGAATACCACTTTAGAATTGACTGATAAACGTAGTGTTGCTGCTTTCAACGCCTTTTTGACTGCTGCCGATAAAATAGTTCCATTGAGGAAACAGATAACAGGCGTTACTAATGAATTGAATGACATGGCTAATACTATGGGGGAAAATGTTCAGGGAGCAGTAGCAGGATTGTCTTCAGCTTGGGAAGCATTTATGCTGTCTTTTATGAATTCAACAGGTCCTGCAAAATCTTTCTTGGATTTTTTAGCAAAAGGAATAAGAAATATAGCTCACGAGTTAAAAGACAACAATCAATTGCAAGAAGAAGCTAATAATAAAGCTATTGCAAGCGCTCAGTCAGAAATGTCCAAATCTGATATTTTAGAGAAGAATACTAAAAATATGCAGAGGTTGTATCAAGAATATATAAATTCAGGAATGTCTGCTGACAAGGCGGCTCAAAAGGCTAAAGAAGATTATATTGAAACATTGAAGTCTCGTTTAGAATATGAAAATACAGATTATCAATTAGCAATAGATAATCGTAAAAAACTAGAGGGAGAATTGAAAGACAGGGGACTTTTTACAATACTGACCTCATGGAAACGCACAAATAACGTCATTAGAGATGAGATAGATGTAGCGACTAAAGCTGCGGCTGGTAAAAAGGCTATTTCGTCAATAACAGAATCGTTAATAGAACAATTAAAAAATGTAAGTTTGACGGCTGATGAAAAAAAGAAAGAAGGGAATGGTGGAGAAACAACTTTAACCGATGAAGAACTAAAAGAACTTGAAAAGCAAAGAAAAGAGCGTCTCCGCATCCAACAAGAATACCAACAGTCCGAACTCGATTTAATGGATGAAGGATTAGGAAAAGAGCTTGCTAAAATCCGCCTGAACTACACCAAACGTATTGCGGCTGTCAAAGGCAATACCCAGGAAGAAATTAAAACCAGAGAGAACTTGGCTATTGCCATGGAAGATGAACTCTCCGAAAAGATATATACCTACAATCAGAATAAGGAGAAGATTGATTTACAGAATCGTTTGGAAGCTCTTTCTACTAACTCTAAAGATGAATTGGTTCAAAGGCTTAGCTTTCAATTACGAGTGAACGAGATATTAAAGGATGCAGAAGTAAAGGCTGCTGAAGACACAGGTGCTGATGTATCAGAAATAGAAGCCAAATATCTTAAAAAGAGAAATGATATCGTAGAAAAGAATATACTGGATAGAATCGGTCTAATTGAGAAGAATACCAAGAAAGAAACAAATATAGTCCAAAATTCTGTAGAAGATCAGCTTCGTGCCGTCGAATTGCAATATAGGAAAGGTGAAATAAATGAAAAGAAATACCGCCAAAAGACATACGAAATAACCAGAGATTCTATTCAGGCACAATTACAATTGCTTGAAGCCCAATTGAAGGCAGAGTTAGCCGTCCTTGATTCATCTGACACCAAATCTGATGCTCTGAAAGATAAGATTGAAAAAGTAAGGTCCGAGATTAGAAAACTAAATATGGAATTGGAGGACCGAGAATACGAAAATGAGGAGGATAAAAGGCAAGATTGGGCTGATAAATTTATAAGTTCCATGTCTAATATGAGGAATGTAACAGAAGAATATTTGGGAGAAACAGCCAGTCTATTTAGTTCGTTCTATAATGTCATTGGTATATTAACAAAACAATTTGCAGAAACAGGTAATTTTTCTCTTTCCAAATGGTGGGAGAAGTTAGATCCTACAGAGAAAGCTTCAATGATATTGCAGGCTTTTGGTGAACTATTTAATGGAATAACCTCTATTGTTACATCTGCCTTTGATGCCCGCATTGAGCAAATAGAAGAAGAGAAGGAAAAGAACGAGGAAGCTGGTGAAGAAGAAAAAGAGCGCATTGAGGATTTGGTAGAAAGTGGGGTTATAACTAAAGAAGAAGGAGAAGCTCGAAAACGTGCTGCAGATAAAGCAACAGCAGATAAAAACAAGGAATTGGAAAAGCAAAAAGCCGAATTGGAGCAAAGGCAGGCTAAATGGCAGAAAGCGAACTCCATTGTACAAACCACTATTGCCACATCTCAGGCAATAATGATGGCTTTAGCGCAGGCCGGACCTATTGCCGGTGCTGTTCTTGCAGCTGTAATCGGTGCCATGGGAGCTGCCCAAGTTGCAATGATTGCCGCCCAGCCAATCCCCAAGTATGCAAAGGGAACCGACAACCATCCCGGAGGATTGGCTATTGTCGGTGATGGAGGTAGACAGGAAGTGATTGAAACGGATAATGGTGCCTATATCACTCCGGCTGTTCCTACATTGGTAGATATTCCAAAGAGGGCAAGGGTTATCCCTAATTTGGTGGATTATCGCAAAATGTCTTTGCACTCTGACGCTCTTATGTTGGATAGGCAAAGGAGAAGTAATGACGGTGATCCGGTGATTGTTAACGTTAATAACGATTATCGTAGACTCGAAAGGAATACAGAAGCAACCAATGAAGGAATAGCAAAATTAAATAGGACATTCCGCAAAATGGCTAGGGCTTCCCAATACAACCGTTTATCAAGCAGAATTTGAGTTTAAATTAAATCATCGTATAACATGCTATATACCGACCTAGACAAAATCCCCCTAGACACATTCATAGATGTATTCACAGGAGATAAGAGCAAACTAATAATTAAGGGCAGACATTCCGATGAAGAACTGTCCGAACAATCGGAAAAACTTGTCACAGAATATGTGGAAATAATCGGAGGCGCTTCCTTCCTGTCGGAGATGTCAAAAAGAAACAATATCATCAACCTTCACATAAAAATTGAGTGTATGAAAGGCGTTGAGGTTATGATTAAAAACAATGATTGGGAAGCTGCTATGCGGATACTGTCAGATTTCGGATTCAAGTACTTCCCCTCCGAACATGATAAGATACGTAAAAAAGCTGCTTCTATTCTTTCTATGAGTAAATATTTGCTCGAACGTACAAATGCTAAGGAAAAATCGGAAAGTGCTGTAAAAATGGATAAAAACTACTTTGTTCGTGAACGTGTCGCTGTGATGGCTCATTATGGAATGCAAATCCGGAAGAATGAAATTAGCGCAAAGGAATATGCCTTCATGGTAAAACGTATGTGTGAGGATATAAAATCAATGAATATTCATAAGAAAAAATAGCCATGTTTAAATGTGAGCTTTTGATTAGAGAAAAAAGGTACGATGTAACCGATGATTTGAAGAATTGGGACGATTTTGAACTATCACATAAACGTCCCAATTATGATGGAGTGGTACGGTCGTATTCTACGAGTTTTGAATTTGTGAATAATGCTTTTATACTTCTGAAAAAGGAATATCGGTCTAGGTATATGGATGCTTCTGCTACTGTTATATTCTCCTTGAGAAATAATAATTGGGAGTATGACGAAGTTTTCCGGTGCGCACTGGATTTTTCCACATACTCGGAAGACGGATATGTGGTTTCCATCAATGCGATAGACAATACGCTGGCTGCTATTATTAAGGCGAAAAAGAGTATTCAATATGAGTATCCTATTAAATCTATAAAAAATAAACGTGAGTTATATTACGATTCTTTAAGTATGAATTACAGTAAACCTTATGTATTAGGTGGAAATACAGTAGAGAATGATGCTTCTTTACAATATGTAACAGTTGATGCTGCTACATATACAGAAGCCGAAAGATATAGCTTACCTCTTTATACTTTAGATGGAGAATTGCCAGGAAGAGATAGCCCATTGGTATTTCAAGACGTTCCCTTTGAGTCAAAGGAGGATATCGCAGTCTTTGTTAGAGCATTGTTCGATATTGATATAACATTAAAATTTAGTTTTGATTTCTATGTTGGTAGCGGACACGATTATCTTAAAAACGCTGGCGTGATTCTAGGAGGTCGTTATGAAGATGGGCGTTTAGTAGAACTAAAAAGATGGATGTGTGATGCAAATAGTACTGATCCTACTCATGTTTCCGAAAACTTAAAGATTCGTTTATACAAAGGGCAGGGATTGTTTATTGTCTTGGAATTATGGTATAGCAATATTAATGCTCATTCCACTACTGTGTTTTTTCGTGACTTTCAACTGAAAACAGAATTTATAGCTAGAGCTAGTCCGGTAAATATTGACATTGTATCCCCTGTAACAGTCTTGAACAACCTACTAAACAGCATGTCAGAGGGAAATGCGGAATATAAAGGATATTTTAATTATGATATTGCCGATGGTTCGAGAAACTTGAAATTGGAAAGGACATACATCATGGCAGCTGAAAGCGCCCGTGGACTTCCTAAAGCTAAAATATACACTTCGTATAAGAAGTTCTGTGACTGGATGGAATCGGAGTTCGGATATGTTCCTGTAATAAGTGGGAATGAGGTGACATTTACTCACCGTGATAATTTGTTCACAAATACGGTAGTCAATGAATTAGGGATGGAAATCGATGACTACGAATTGGCTGTCAATGATTCATTGATATATTCTTCAGTAAAGGTAGGATATGATAAGCAGGATTACGATAGTGTTAATGGACGTGACGAATTCCGGTTTACCAACGAATTCAGCACCGGTCTGAAACTGACCGACAATACCCTATCCTTGATCAGTCCGTACCGTGCTGACGCCTATGGAATAGAGTTCTTGGTTCAAAAGAGAGGGGAGGATACTACCGATAACGATAGTGATAATGATGTTTTCTTTGTGGAGTGTGACAATTCGGTTCCGGTGGATCAGCCGTTACTTTTATACAGGCCTTATTCGGCAGCCCAGCTTTCCGGTCTGTTGAGTCCGGACACAATGTTTAACCTTAATTACTCCCCACGCTTCATGTTGGAGGCTAATAAGAAATATATTGGAGCCTGTACCGGCATACTTAAATTTGCGTCTTCTAACGGAAACAGTGATGTATCCATAGATGGAGTAGGGGAAACGGATGATCTGTTAATCCCGGAACGCCTGTTTACAGTCGGGGAGGTCAACATAAAGACCAGCGACCTAGATGTTCCTTCAGATCTGACCGGACTTGTAAGGTTCACGAATCAAGGTGAGACGATAACGGGATATATTAAAAATCTGTCGTTGAATATAGCCAAAGAGAAAGGAAGTACCTATACTCTGATAGTTAAGGATATAAAAAGTTGATAATCTATTGTTTTAAGTAATAAAAATTTAGTATATTTGCGATACGGTGTCATGTGGCACACTACCCAATCAAGAACGAAAAGACCGTATGATTAAAACAGGAGACATTTGCCCATTGTTCTTTAATCCTTTAAAGAACGAATTTCAACAGGATATAGATTATATCCAGAAGTTCTACACTACAGATAAAATATTGATCCAAATCTTCTCAGATGATTACAGTGATGTAGTATCAGTTGTTATCTGTGATAATGTTACCAATGAGGATAATGATATATCATTGGATGAATATAGAGTCAATGATAACACCCGGCTATTCATGGCAAGTGTAACAGGCCTGAAAGATTCCGTGTATACCTTGAAGATCAGGGAGGGTAACTCCGGTACTGCCATAGCAAGCGAACCGTTCTCTGTCTGTTCGGACCCTATGCTTTTGCAGGAAACTTGTTTGATCAAATATTCTAATAAAGATAATAATTCAAGCTTTAACAATCATTTTTGGGTTGATGGAGTACAGCAATTCTTCGAATTCAGAGTAGAGGGAGGATTTAAGCCTGAAGGTGTTTCTCAGAAAGTTGACAATGAACAATTCCGCACACAATTACAGAAGATTATAGAGCTTTATTCTGTACCTTATGATACGTATACTCTCACATGTGGCAACGCCTCTGGTATACCGTATTGGGTAATCCAATTTATAAATAATATACTTTCTCTTTCATATTTTGATGTAAATGGAGAGCGTTATGTACGATCCGGTAATTCCAGTCCGGAGAAAACGCAAATATCCGAAGACGGACAAATGTTTAATATGACCATACTTCTTGAAAAAATGGAAATGTCGAAAATGAGTACAAATGGGTCGTCAACAAGTAAATTCATTATCTTAAATACTCCAGAGTTGTTAACTATTGGTAGGGCGCCTTTATTCTTAAGCAATGAAGATGCGAATAATATAAAGAAGCTTTACTACGACGGGGGGTATATGAAAATGCATGTGCAGTACGGAGGGGAATATACATATAATTCAGGACTGAACATTCCTGTCTCTATTTACAGCCCATACCTTTTAGAAAATGATATTCAAGTTGGTGCTTGGATGGATTTATCTTGGATAAACCCGGATAATCCTTCTTCAATATGTAGTATGACGCTTACAGTCCAGGATGATTATTCCATAGAGGCGGGCACTCCAACTGAAACTAAATTGGCATTGAAGTCAGATCTATCTCAATACGCCAAATCCGATTTATCCAACGCCATGACTGTCTCACTCGGTCAGAACGGATATGCAAAGTTCAATAACGGGTTGTTGATACAGTGGGGGTATTTCAGCGGAGGTACTTCAAATAATCAGTCTATAAATTTCCCGTTATCTTTTAAATCTTGTTTTTCCCTTGCTTTTTCTAGTACGACGGATAACACTAATAATTCTATATGGTCTGTGAATTATGCCGCTATATATGCTTCATATTTTACAGTTTATAGAAGATATGTAGATACAGCAGATGTATCTCCTTCCTCGCAATCATTTAGATGGATAGCTATAGGAGATTGGAAATAATAAAGTAGATAGTTATGAAGCAAAAAATGTATTGGAAGAATGGTTTCTACGACACACCGATAGAAGGTGGCGTAGAAATAAGCACTGAGTATTGGCAGGAGTTATTAAACGGTCAATCATCCGGTAAAGAGATTAAAGAGAATGCCGACGGGTATCCCGTACTAGTCGAGCACGAATATACGATTGACGAACTGAAAGAGATGAAGATAGCGGAAATCAACGCCTATGACAAGTCGGATGCCGTCAACTCTTTCACGCTTGCCGGAAAACAGATATGGTTAGACAAAGACACCCGTGTCGGGCTGGTCAACTCAATCGGTATCGAGAAAGAATCCGGACGGATGAATACCACGCTTTGGTACAATGCCGAGAAGTACGTTATCCCGGTAGATGATGCGCTGGCTATGCTCAACCGGCTTGAATTGTACGCCCTTGACTGCTACAATGTGACGCAATCCCATATAGCGGCTGTGAAAGGTTTGTCTGATGCCGGACAAGTGGAAGCCTACAATTACAAAACCGGATACCCGGAACAACTCAATTTTGTATTATAAACTCAAAAACAGATAAAGCTATGATTCTATTAGTACTATTATCATTCATTCTCATCGCAGGCTATGTTTATGCGATGATTAAGAAAGGGAAAGAAATCCCTTATTCAATCAGTGCCACCTATTATGCGCTGACACACAAATTTTGGTTCGCTCTGTGCATGATTGGCTCCGGTGTTCTGCTTCTTCCGGCAGCTTTGGAATCAAGTACGGAGAACAGCCAGTTTCTTGTATTCCTTTCGGTTGTCGGTATGGTTGTGCTCGGTGTGTCTCCCAACTTCAAATCGGAGCAAAAGGTTCCTCATGCAATAGGTGCCGCCATGTCCTTAATATTCTCCCAGATATGGGTAGGCTGTAACAGTTGGTACTGGCTTCTGTTATGGTTGGGATTCATTATTTACATGGTTGTCTCCATGAAGAAGCATTGGACGGGTAACTTCATCTCCGATTTCATAAAGAGAAAGCCGATGTTCTGGATTGAGGTAATTTCATTGTTGACCGTTTATCTTACTTGTCTATGGTAAAGGGTCAGTTAACTCGTACAATCAGCTCATCTGTATTTTTCGGTGAGCTGTACGCTCTGATGTGGGATATGAGATGGCTCATGCTCTTTATCTTAATCCTTATAATCGTGGATATGTGGTACGGAGTAAGCAAGTCCATCAAGCGTGGCGAAGAGTTCCGGAAGAGCCGTTGCGTCAAACGCTTCCTGCTTAAATGCGGTGATTATATCTGCCTGCTGATACTTGGTGCCGTTCTTGGCAAGGCTATCGGTGAGCCTTTGGGAGTTTCCGCATTGGTTGTTTCTGTGATAGTTGTCCTTATCGGTTGTCTGGCGGAGCTTGAAAGCATTAAATCCAACTATTGTGAGACAAAGGGAATCCATAAGGATATCAATGTGTTCAAACTGCTGCTTGTATTGGTCGGCTTCAAGAGCAGGGAGTTGGAGAAAGCGATTGAGGAATCTATAACGGATAAGAAGAAGGATGAGCTGGATAAATGAAAGTAACCGTATCAAGCACCTGCTCTACGCCATCCCGGCAGGTGCACTGTTAACCATCCTGTTTGCGGCAGGACTGGCTGTCGGCATGGAGTTCAAAGACTGTGCATACGGTGGAAAATGGGATTGGCTCGATATTGCCGCCACGCTGATAGGCGGGTTCATCGGACAAGCGATTCAAATCGGAGTATTAACATTGATATTATAGGAGGAAATAAATATGAGTTTACCAAGAGGACTAAGAAACAATAATCCGGGCAACATCCGCATCACAAAGGACAAATGGCAGGGATTGAGAGAAAAGCAGGAAGATAAGTCGTTCTTCCAGTTTACGGAAATGAGATGGGGCTACCGTGCCCTTATCCGCACTTTGCAGAACTACCGTAATAGACACGGCTGTCAGACGGTGGCAGATTTTATCCACCGGTGGGCACCGGAGAACGAGAATAATACAGCCGGATATATCAGCCGTGTATGCAGTGAAATGCAGGTCCCTAACACATACGTCCCGGACATCAACGACAAAGCGACCATGTGTGCTTTCGCTGCCGCTATCTCACGTGTAGAGAACGGTATTCCGGCTGTCATGGCAGACATAGAAGCCGGATGGGAATTGTTATAAATTAAAATAGGAGGAACAATCATGGCATTAAAAGATATTACATTCAATCAAGTAGTAGAAGGCAAGTATGTAAGCGACCCTATACAAGTAAATCAAGAAAGCATTGGCTTGCAGCTTGAATTTGAAAAGGAAAGCACATTGTGGGTTTATATCAGTTACGATGGCGAAAAATTCCAGTCGGTAGAATCCCGGTTGTGTGGTAAGGTTTTCGCCCGCCCTATCGTTGGTCTAAAGAAAGGTCAATATATCAAACTCGAATCTACACAACAGCCCCTCAAGGCTCAATACTTTGAATCTGAAGAATAATGGAAGCGATAGGATTAAATCCGATTAGGCTTGACCGGATAGGGCTTGATCCTATCCGCGTCAATGCGATTAAGTTGGGAGCTCCGGGAGCAGCTTCCGGTTCCGCCCGTCCTTACATAGACCCGGAAGTATTAGCTTCTTTGGTCGCTGTCTGTATCTGTGACGGCAAGAGCAATAACGACCCTGACAGGGATGTAATCAAGAACTTGGTTGACTCTGACAATCCGTTTGTGATTAGCAATGCGGCTTACGAAGGCATGTCAGGCCATAATGGTTATCCTGTTGTGTTTGGTGCTAATAAAACTTGGAAACAATTACCGACTTACAATTCTATATATAGTATTAATGATAATAAAATACATATTACTAAAGTATTAGGTGCGAATAGAGGTTTAATATTTAGTTATGTAAAGCAAAACGACCAATTATTAGATATAACAGAAATACCTTCTTTTAAAATTAAAGTAAGTGGTTTGAAAGGGGATAGTAAGCTAAGATATTCATATATAAAAACAGAAAATGCAGTTTATCAAACTTTATTAGACTTGGACAATGGTATTCACAAATTACCTAAATCTCTTCGTCCAACTGATTCAATTGTTAATGAATCATGGATAGGATTTACAATAACTCCTATTGTAGAAAATGAGATAACCTTTGATTGTGATATTACTATCGAAGTTCTTCCTGAATATGAAGGTGCATTAGTAACTGACGGTAAAGATGATATGATAGTAAGTCAGAAGACTATGCAAGAGATGCTTGATGGTAGTAATGAGATGACTGTTGTTAGTATGATTCATCAGATAGCGCCTGTTGATAAAGTAAATAATTTATCCTATAATAATTATTTTCGTAATAGTTCTTCTAGTTTTATTAGGAATAACGTTAAGAATATAGGTAAAACAGGCATTTATGGATATATATATGCCACTATTAGTACTAATACTGTGACTAATATCTTAGGAGATAAAAACGATTATTCAAATACTGTTACTAACGAAAAGCCTTTTACTAGTAGATTTTTTGTAGAAGGATGGGCACTAGATAATGGAACAAAAGCTGAAGTGTCTCAAGTAGCTTGGTACTGGACCTTCATTGCTAAAAGAGCATTAACTACTGATGAGATTAACCAAGTAATAGCTTACTACAACTTGGATAGAACTCTTAAACCTGATATACTGTGTAATACTATCAAGCAGGGAATCACCAACGAGAACCACGCAGAGTTTGGCGACAAGCTGATTGACTTTTCCGGCAACGGTAGGGATATTCAGTTGAACAATATTGCATGGAAGGGGGATTCAGGTATTGGAAAGTATGCGGCAGATTTTACTAGTTGGACTACACCAAAAGAAGTACAGAAAACAAGTGATACAGTAAAGATTACTACCGAATATACCGAGCACTGGGTAGCTTATCTTGCCCCAAACAATACTTTCAAATCTATGAAAGTCCTTATCTCTGGAATTCCGGATGGAGGTGCTTTGCAATTCTTCCGCACAACGGCTGATGGAGACGGTATAAAAATGGTGAATGGCATTAATGAGATTCCCGAATTTACTAATACTGTAGCCGCTGGATTTTACATTGATGTGCCTTTAGGTTTTGATTGGTCTAATCTTGTAATAGAGCAAATCCCTTCCCACGCAGGTGCTCTCTGCCTTGACGGAGTAAATGACTTCGGTAAGGTGACAGGGATGCCTATTTACAAGGATTATACGGTGGTTGCTGATTATGAGAGACTTAAAATAAATATTGGAGTTGATAGCGATAGTTCTATATTATCTAAATCTGAATCAGTAAAATTAGGAGCTTTTATATTTAATACTATATCTATTAATGGAGATAAAGTTTCTTATTCTTTTGGACGTAGAAATATAATCAATACAGATGATACAATAAGAAAAATATTTTATCAATCTAAATATATAAATGATGGTCAAGATATAAATATAGAATCAACATTTGTTGATAGTGATAAATTATGGCTTGGTACATATAGAGATAGTGATTATCGTTTTATTGCAGCTGCTATCTACTCTCTCATGTCCTTCCCATATAGTATGTCCGAGTTCCTGCTAGAGCGTCAATTAAAGAGGTATAAGTTAGGTACGCTGTATCCTGGAATGATAGAGTGGAGACCCAAAGTAAATATTAATGTTCCAGTTGTTACTCCTCCTACTTTTAGTATGAATAATGGTAGTGATATAATTACTAATGGGCAGTATATACCAGAAGGTACAGAAATAACCATCCGAATTTTTACCACAACTGATAGTTCAGTAGGAGGTATAAATGAAGCAACTGCAAAAATAAATGGTGTAGATATAGAGTTATCTCCAAGCGGGAATAAGACTTATTATGGAGGTAAATTCATAATATCTTCAAAGCAAAAGATAGACATCACCATAGATGAGTACATAAGGTTTGAGGACATTGTACAGCCGTATCCCTATGTAGTGACTTTATCAAAAGATAACAGAGACTATACTTGGGGAGATAAGATTAAAGTAGGTGATACTATAACTTGTAGAGATTGGTATAATCTTTATCCAACTCTATATGCGGCTGGTAAAATTTTATACAATGGTAATACTATACACAAAGGAGAAGAGTTTGTTATAACTAAAGAATCTGTGTTTAGTAATGTGGGTTGGTGGGGTATGAAAAACAATGTACCTCATGCCATCTACTCACCTCAAAAGCTGAACATTCCTAACTCTAGCTTAAAGATATTAGGATATGTTCCTGACTTAACAGGTAAAGGGAATCATGGTAAGCTTAATAACTTTGCTTATACAGAAGATAGTGGTGTTGCTGCTGATGGTAGTATTAAGTTTGATGGTACAGATGACCATATTACTATTCCTACTTTGGCTCATGGTGGTAAGTGTATGATGATGAAGGTTAATTGGAATAAGGATGGTTTAATGCTGTATGACCAAAGAAAGGATGGTAACCCTAATAGCTTCGCTATATATATTCCTAATTTCAATAATGAAAACTCTATCGCTTATAGTTCTAGGAATGACGGGAAAACTTATATTGATGGAGTATTAAATACATCTGTTAAAGGATCGCAATTAAAAGATGTAACTCATAATATAACTATAACTAATAGCAATTCTAATAACGATAATACTGTTTCTCCGGCAATTGGAAGCAATGCAAAATATAATGCGTTTTACGCTCAAATGGTTCTTTACGAATTTATGCTATTACCCGATGTGCCTGATGAAGAAGAAATAAAGGAGCTAAACGAGGTTATGGGTATTGAGAATAACATTGAAGTAAGTTAAACAACTAATTAAAAATCATATGAAATACGCAGTAGTAACAATTGAATGGCTAGCCCAGCACGGTCTGTTGGCTATCCCCACAATGAGAAAGAGTAAAGACGGAAGTAAGGTAATTCTCCACGAAGAGTTTCTAACCCCTTACAAGGATGAAGAGTTTCCGAGATACTATTTTGACAGCCCGGAACTGAACGCCCTTCTGTCAAGTGATGAATGGTCATGGACGGAAGAGGAACAATCAGAAGGGAGTGCGGAATTCATCCAGATGGCGGCAGCGCAGAACCTTTTGAATGTGACCAGAGCCGGAATTCAAACTATGTCCCTGACAGACAACGAAGCGTTGAAAGTGAAATCCATGTATCCGTATTGGAACGAGTTTATCAGCAAATCACTAACAACCGGAATGAAAGTGCAGTACAACGATAAACTCTACCGGGTAAGGCAGAATATTGCTGTCGTCTTGGAGAATCAACCGCCAAGCATCAACACCGCAGCTCTCTATGAGGAAACCAACGAGACCGCTGCCGGAACAAAGGATGATCCGATTCCATATAACAACAATATGGCATTGGAAGAGGGCAAATACTATTCGCAGGACGGAGTTATCTATAAGTGCACCCGTTCTACTGGGCAAGCGGTGTACGCTAACCTCTCTGATTTGATTGGTATTTACGTTGAGGTAGCATGAAACGTCTGTTATACATCCTGACCATTTTCCTGATGTCAGAAATATGCTTCACAAGCTGCCGGAACATCAAGTATGTTCCGGTAGAGACCGTGAAGACGGAGTACAAAACACGTGATAGCATCCGTTTTGACAGCATCTATGAGCATGACAGTATATTCCTGTTCGTAAAGGGAGATACTGTCTACAAAGAGAAATATCGGTATAAATACCGGTATCTGACAATTAACAAGACAGATACGGTTATGCTGACCGATTCTGTGCAGATCCCTTATCCGGTGGAGAAACAGCTAACCCGGTGGCAACAGATGAAAATAGAGCTGGGCGGTTGGGCTGTTAGCGTAATTATAATACTATCTATTGTATTAATGCTTAAGCTGTTTAGAAATTAACCGGCACTATCTTCGCAGACCGTTACCGGTATGAAAAGCTTAAGTCTTACTTACATAACAATTTCCAGTGAAAAAAAGGTTCATAAAGAAAGGAGGATAAAATGATACATTAATTAATACTAAGCAATAAGTTTATCCGGTAAAGTAGAAGGTCGGATATCGTAGCAAATGTAGCTCTTTTTTTGGGGGGTAGAGTAAAAAGAACCCCCCGACACATTAAAGTTGACGCCAATCAATACTTTAATACACCAAAGCATACGCCGGTTGTGTCAGGGGGTATAATATCCTTAACATTCCGAAGTATGCTTTTGTTCTTTTGGTATATATGTACTGATTGGCAAAGGCAAAAGTACAACAAAAAAATTAATTACCATGTGTAAGTCCGAGATTTTTGCCGAAATATTGAACCTTGTAGGAAAAGAAACTGAAGTTTCTACAGAACTAATCCTTTCATCAACCAAAGTGACCGAAGTCGTCGATGCCCGTTCTATTGTAGTGTTCTTCCTTACTGAATACGGTCTATATCCTGAACAGATAGCCGCTTTACTTCATAAGACATCTGCCAGTATACGCTATCTTATATCCACTTTCGAGAGCCGTAAAAATGCAAACAAAATGATTGCAATATATCTGCAAAATATTCGCAAATCGCTTGCAAATGAGTGCTGATTTAAGCAGTCTCTATTATATACTTTTGTGATGCGGTTAATATTGACCGTGTTATAATCGTATATTAATATGAGTGAAACAAAAACTTACGTTTTCCCGGAATCAGGCGGGAACGGTGGCGGTAGTGGGATGATGGCTATGCTTGCCCCACTATTGCAACAGAAAGGTATTGATCCAAACTTATTGGTTGCTATGCAAGGGAAGAACAACAATGGATTTGGCGGTGATGGTTCATGGTTCATGTGGATAATTTTCCTCTTCTTCCTGTTCCCACTTTTCGGACGCAACGGATGGGGAAACAACGGAGATGGCGGCAACGGTGGTGGATTTGCTGGCGCCGGTATTCCTAACTTAATTAACAATGATGCAGGAAGGGAGCTACTTATGAGCGCAATTCAAGGAAACGGGCAAGCAATTAACAATCTGGCTACTAATTTGAATTGTTCAATCGGTCAGGTTCAGAATGCCATCAATGGTGTGATGTCTCAAGTTCAACAAGTTGGTAATCAGGTGGGACAAAGTTCAATGCAGATTATCAATGCTATCCAACAGGGTAACTGTCAGATCGCTCAACAGATTGCATCATGTTGCTGCGAAAACCGATTGGCTATTTGTGAACAAACTCACACATTGCAGAATGCTATTAATGGCGTAGCCATTGGACAGGAGCGTGGATTCTCATCATTAGGGTATGCTACTTCACAGCAAACTTGTGAGATTACCAAGAGCATTTCTGATTCAACAGAAAAAATCCTAGCCGGACAACGTGCGGCTGAAATGCGTGAGATGCAGAACAAGATTGACCATTTGCGTGAAGAGAACGGGACGTTTAAGAGTTCTGCAATGACTTCGCAGATTGTGGCACAAGCTACTGCTCCTCTTGGTGCTGCATTGAGTGATTTGAGCAGCCGTCTGGCAAAGATTGAATGTGCGCAAATGCCTACTTTCCCTATGCCATATTGTCCAGCTTCCGGGAGTTATGTACCAGTTAATTATGGTATAAATGTTAATCCATTGTCTACTGTTACAGCTGGTTGTGGATGCTAAACATCCTTTTGGTTAGATAAAGAGTTCTTTGACATTTTGATAAGGGTTTCGTAATCGGAAAGAAACATCCACTTGTAGCCCCTGTGTTTTTTCCTTTTTCCTGTGCATACTCTTGATATACTGCTTTGTACAAATCCGCATAATTGAGCATCTCTCATTGATGAATAAGATTTTACAATGTTCCCGTTTAAAAGTTGCACAACAGGTTTATTGTCACGTGTATTCGGTATTCCTTTCTTGGCAGAAGATATTCTTTGTTTTGCGATCGTATTGTTCATGTTTATCTTTTGATTGCACCATCTTAAGTTTTCTTTCTTGTTGTTAAATGTGTTACCGTCTATATGATCTATGTATTTATATCCCATAGGATTTGGAATGAAAGCGCAAGCTACAATTCGGTGTACTCTTAATTTTAGTGATTTTCCAAACTTCCAGAGAGTTACATATAATCTTTTATATGATTGTTTCATGATTTGTTCTGTTGGTTTTAATAAATGAGGCTCTTTATACACATCTTTAATGTGGTTATTTACATATCTCCCTAAAGAAACTATACGCCCCAATGAAGACACCATATAAAGTCCTTCAAAACCGATTACATCACGCCATTCTTCCTCTTCAATGGTAATGCTTTGAATAAATTCTTGGTTTGTCATTGCTAAACTATTTAGATGATGCTAAACTTTGAATGAAATGGGAAGGGCGTTTAGCATACCCTTATCAATAGGTTAATTACTCCTATCTATCCCGAATGTAAATATAGTAATAATATTTAAAAGAAAGGATATATATGTATCTATTTAATAATATAATGTGGGGGATGTCTCCTTTACCGTTCCTGCTATCTAATCCAAGAGCGCATATTAGGAGAGTTGACGTTAATGGCATCTACGAACTTTCAACGAACGCTGTTCAGTTGACAGATGCAAGTGTAGATTATGGTATTAATCCTCACTGCTATAATGAACTTCCGTGCGAAAGCATAATCCTATTAAAGGTTCATGCGGATGTTCCGGCAGGTGGAGAAGCCCTACCTATAAATGTTATAGCTCCCAACTTAGGACAGACAACATTGGCAGTTGCCGGTACTACTACAGGTACTTCAAAGGTTCCTGTTGTAGACAGCAACAACAATCCAGTGACAGGGACTGATGTAACGGGCACTACGGAGCGTCTTGCTTATCTGAATAAGCGTACAGGCGTTATACGTTTTCTGGAATTTACGGCTTCAACACCGGCTGCTGCCAACAATGGCGAAGCGGCAGTGGCAAGCGCAAATGCTGTAAGGTCAAAGTAAAATCTGGAGTGGGAGTAATCCCACTTCTCAAAGAATTAATGAATTATGTTTCAAAGTCTAAGACAATCCAATATCTTTTATATCCTTCAAAAAGGGGAAAATCCTGAATTGAAAATGGGGCAGGTTGTTTCAGTAAGCAATCCTCAGCCTAAATATGGGCAGTATGTGCCGGGACAAACTTACGGACAGAACATGGAAACTGTTGTTGACGTATCGGTCAAAGTTGGTGAAGAAACCATTGATTTCAAACAACTTCCGGCAAATCTATCTATCGCAAACTTTGGTGCGAACGGAGTTGTGGTTTCAGAAAGCCGTGAAGCTATGAACGCTGAGGTTGAATCCATGCTCAGGATAAGCCGGGGAGTGATAGAAAGTGTCCCTTACCATGAGAAGGTTATTTCTTCCTGTGATGCTATGCTTAGGGAGCTGAATCCCCAGTTGGCTAAAGAAAAAGAGCAGGAAGAGAAAATCGGTGTCCTTGAACAAAAGGTATCCGGTGTCGAGAATACCCTTACCGATATAAAAGATATGCTTGCAAAGGCTTTGGGCAGTGGTAGTAATAATCCTAAAAGTAAATAAATTATGCAGATAGTTGAAATCACAGAAAGCAAAGTCGAGAAAATGTCCGACTACGCTGAAAAGATGCTCAAATACGGTGGTAAGTTGATGCAATGCATCGAGGAGTTATCCGGTGGTGGTGAAAGCATGGGAAGACGTGAACGTTATTATGACGATGACGATGACCGTTATGACGAAATGGGCGAACGTGATAATTATGGCAGTGGTTCTGACCGTGGCGGTTATGGAGAAAGACGTGGCGTACGTGGTACAGGACGTTATTCCCGTTATCGTTAATGTTTAATTAGGGAGTGGATCATTTCTACTCCCTATAACTTTATTGAATCATGAGAAGAGAACCTTTGGATATAAGAGACAGAAGACCGGAAGAGATGGAAGCGTATCTTTCCCATTTTGGATGGCATTTCAACAAGAAAATGTGTGAATTTGCCGTATCATTGATGAAGAAAATGAATCCTTCAACGGGAAAGAAAGAACGTATTGAACCAATCTCTAAAGAGAAGGTTGACGAATTGCTCACCCGTTATGGGATAAAGCTTGAAAATAATGTACTGTATGATTATGTGTACTGGGCTAATCAGTGCAAAGCGGATTTGTTTAAATCCTCCGTGTCAGATGAAGCACACATGGCATTGTACATAAAGGATATGGTTGACGATCCGGATGCTCCTGACGGCATGGCAATGTGTATGTGGTATGCCAAGATGAACAGAGCCGGAGAACCGGTAGAGTGGGATGAAATGCTTTGATAAATGATAAGACAACGGTTTACATTGCCCAAGTATGGCTGGAGCTGCATGGTATATTATGCAGTAGATACATATTATACAGAAGAGATACTGGATAGTATGCATTCCATCGGCTGTAATGGTGATATGCTCCGTACCGCATATGATAACATAAACTCCGGCAACCTGAATACCGGAGTTACTTACTCCAACTTCGGAACCCGGGAGACTGTAATGGTCATTGCACTTACTTCGTCCCCAAAGGAGTTTGCCAAATCATGGCGGCATGAATGCGGTCACATGGCCACTCATATCTGCCAGGCGTTCGGTATAGACCCGTACGGGGAAGAAATTCAGTATATCGGAGATGATATAATTGAAAAGACATGGGAGTATGCTAAGACATTGTTGTGTGAGTGTGAATGCTGCAAAGATAAGTCCAAATATTTAATACATTAATCCATGCAAAATAAACAAGTTCAAAAAGCATTAAAGAGTGATACTCCTATTAATAGTATGTATGCTCTTATTCCGGATAACAGGATGCGGGCTTTCAAGAAGTTTGCCGCCCGTTTTGGTTTTACTGAAGAACGAATAAAGTCTGTGCTCGAAAATGAGAAACGAAAAACTGGATATATTGCTTGAACAGGCAGAGGACCGGTACCACTCGGATTTCTGTCGGCTTCTGCTGGTTATGCTATGGAACGCCTAGAAAGGTGGTTGTACTGGCTGATTCCTCTTGCGATTATTGCAAGGGTTATATCTTTGTGTTTGTCCCTGGCTATGTAGTCGGGGATTTTTTATACCTTTGCCGAAAACTAAATATTATGGCTGAAGAAAAGAAATACGACCACGACTCGATCAACGAGTTGCTTTCTTGGGCTAAAGAAACGCTCAACAATAAGAGATATCCGGTTGGGGAATTTCAACTGGACAAATGCGCCAAGATTCTCGATTGCGAGAAGTATCTTGATTCGATGATATTGGTGATAAGCAAGAACTGGGAGAACCCTACGTTTTACCCGACGATTGATCAGTTGAGATTGTTTAGGGAGAAGATAGAAAGGGGAACTTGATAGCACCCCTTTCCTGTTGATTGGCGTCAACTAATGTGCCGGAACCGAAGCCCCCTAAACACTAACTTATTTTGCTTTCTAGTTCTCGTTTCATATTCTGTATTGTTGCGCAGGGCTTTCGCCCTGCTGGTTAAATTTAAGCTTCCATTAAATCGCTCATGTATCTTTCGTATTCATTGTATGTCTTTAGGTTCATTTCGTAAAGTTCGAACTTACCATCATTCTCTTTACATATATAATCTACAAGGATACCGGAGTTTTTTGTCATGAATAAGAAGCCATCTATACCAGAAACTTTGATTGCTTTAGGAGTGTCTTTTGAAGGTAAACCGTAGTGACCGCGGATAACTTCTTGAACTTCATCTATTCTGTTGTAAGTGTAATACAATGAATAATTTTCTGTTGATAATCCTTTGATGAATTTTACTTTGTTAGAATCTATTGTTTTCATAATCTTTATCTTTTAATTGTTATTACTTTATTTCCTTTTTGATGTTGCAAAGGTAAACAGTTCTATTTACATATGCAACAAAATGGAAATAAAACTATATTCGTTTAACCATTATTAGTAAATAGTTCTATTTACATATGGATAATTGATGTAACTTTGCAGAAAAATAAACGATATGACAAGAATAAAAGAAATACTAAAAGAAAAAGGGCTGACGGTTAATCAGCTTGCAGATATGCTTGAAATAAGCAGGCAGGCATTAAGCAAACAAATACAAGGTAAAATGCTTGTCGAGACAGCGCAACGTATTGCAGAGGCTTTAGATGTTCCTATGTGGCAACTCTTTGCTTCACCGGAGGAAGTACGACCAAAGAAAGACGGTCTATCTCTCACTTGCCCCCACTGCGGAAAAGATATTAATATTAAAGTAGAATGA